GCGCTGTAAATGCTCCGAGTTCTGGCGGTGGTTCAATCATCACCATCACGTTTGCAAGCGATTTTGTCGGTCAGACGTGGACGCTCAAGGGCGGCAGCGAAACCTACACCGGCACGGTGGACAGCAGCAAGACGGCCACGGTAAGCGTGCTGGGCATCGGCACGACGTACACGCTGGCGTGCGTGCTGGGCGGCGTGACGTATACGGCTGAGGTGACGACCAAGGACTACTACACGGCGCTTGCAGTAACGCTTGAAAAATTCCAGAGTACGATTACCGTAACCGTAGATAGTGGTTCAACGGTAACGGCTACGCTCGGCAGTACGGTACTGACCAAGACAAGCAATGGTACGGCGGTATTTACCATCGGCAAGGCGGGTACGTGGACGATTAAGGCTACCAAGGGTGACCAGACCGCAGAGGGTACGGTAAGCATTACCGCCAGCGGTCAGAGTAAGGCGCTGACGCTGAGTTACACTAATGTGTTCGGTGTTTGCTGGGATACGAGCAATTCGAGCACGGCGCTGACGCGCTTAACTCCGAGCACTGACCCTTACGGACTGGTTACGCGTTCGGTGACAACTGAGCCTAAACCTGCGGTCGGTACTGGTTCGGGCAGTTCGCCTTTTGATAGCTATGCACCGTGGAACGGCATGAAAGAGTGCAATCTGAACAATGCGGGCGCTGTAACAGCATGGAAAGGGGATAGTGGATTCTCGCGTTCCAACAACTTTACCATGGTGTTTATTCCGGAGTTCTATGTTGCGGCGAAACGTAACGGTACGAAGCAGTATTTCTATGTGTCGGATAAGCCCAAGACTGGAATGACGAAACATCCGGGCAGTGGAAAATATATCGGAAAGTATCACATAGGGAGTCAAATCGTAAGCAAGTCCGGCGTATCCCCGCTTGTTGATTATTCTCGTTCATGGTTTAGAACCGGTACGAAGAATAGGGACTCGAAATTCCACCTGTATGATTTCGCAACTTATTGCGCAATTATCTTTCTGTATATTGTGGAATTCGCTGATTGGAACTGTCAAAAAAAAATTGGCCCTGGAATTACTAATGGCAGTATGCATTCGAATGGTGATACAGACAACATGAAGTATCACACAGGGCGTACTAATAATTGGGCTGGCGATACTGCACAGAATCCAGTGCAGTATCGCTGGATTGAAAACCTCTGGGGCAATGTAAACCAGTGGGTGGACGGCTTCAACACCAACAGCTTAACTGCTTACTACTGTACTGACCCAAGCAAGTACGCGGACGATACAGCAACCGGGTACACCGATATTGGCACGCTGCCTGCGTCCGGCTACATTAAGGACTTGACCGTTACCGATAATGGTCTACTCATTCCGAAAACGTCTGGCGGTTCGGAAACAACGTACATTCCAGATTATGCGAACTCGGCTTCCGGTTGGCGCGTGCTGTCTGTTGGTGGCAATTGGAGCGGTGGCTCGCATGCGGGTCTGTTGTGCTTCGATGCGGGCGGCACCTCTTCGTATTCGGGCTCGCACTTCTCCGCGCGTCTCCTGTGCGAACCTTGAAAGGAGTGACAAGAAATGAAGGTACACGGCGATGTAAAACCGCCTGAGGTTGCGGCGGGCAGTATGCCAAACAAGCCCGGCAGGGCATGGGTACGGCTGACCCAGAATGCCAAGCAGGAGAAAGACAAGGACGGTCATACCGGTTGGGTGTACGATGAGTACATTACTGAGGTGGAGGACACGCCCGGTCTGTTAGATGAGGTAAAAGCCAACTATGACAATCTGCTGCGGGAAGCCAAGGCGAACGAGAAAACCAAGGCTGATCTCGTGGCAGAAAATGAAGAACTGGCGGCGCAGAACACAACGCTCAAGCAGCAGGTGGCTGCGCTTGCAGATCAGCAGTCTTTTTACGAGGACTGCATTGCAGAGATGGCGGAAGTCGTCTATGCGTAAGTTTATCAACACACTGAAAGAACGTTTTGAAAGGACGGTTATTATGATGGCAATGTTATTCGCGCAGCGCGTAATCCTCGGCAAGTGTGAGTTTGAGCAGGTGCCGAAGAAGTTGCAGAAGCAGGTAGCAGGAATCCTGATCGACGAGTGCGGTATGCCCGAACTGGTACCGGCTGAGTTCGGCGGGACGGCAGCGTAACTCATACGCGCAAAGAGAAAGAAAAAGCGCAAAGGAGACGAAAATGGATAATGTAAACAATTTTAAGGCGGCTGTTACCGCTTGCATTGCCGTCCTTACCGCCCTTTGGGGGTGGTTCGGCTGGCTGGTTGTGCTGTTTGTGGCAGCGATGGCGGCGGACTATCTGACCGGCACGGCGGCGGCAATGCAGAAAGGAAAATGGTCGAGTAAGGCGGCAAGGGACGGCATTTTTCACAAAGTCGGTTCCATCGTAGTGGTTGCAGTCGCAGGCGGCGCGGATTTGCTTATCGGTATGATTTGTGACCATCTGCCGGGCGTGACGCTTCCGTTTGAATATACGGTTCTGCTGTGCCCTCTGGTAGTAGTCTGGTACACGCTGACGGAACTCGGCTCTATCGTGGAGAACGCAGTTTCGCTCGGCGCGCCGTGTCCGGCATGGCTGAAAAAGGCACTTGCGGCCGCAAAGGACGCGGTGGACAAAATCGGAGATGAGGAAAAATGAAAATCACTTTTAAGGGCTGTAACCCAAGCAACTACCGCAAGGGCAGAGAGTTTCCTGTGCACTGGATTGTTCTGCATTTCACCGCGAACAACGGCGATACGGCACAGAACAATGCAGATTTTTTTGCAAGAGAAAGCGGCCTGCGTGCCAGTGCGCACTACTTTGTAGACCCGAACGGCGTTGTGCAGAGCGTAAAGGATGGCGACACGGCATGGCATTGCGGCAGGGAACGCGGCGGCAGTTACTACAACGACTGCCGGAACGCTAATTCTATTGGAATTGAAATGTGTAGCGTTATCCGGAACGGCGTGTACGTTATCCCGGAAGCTACAATGAAGCGTGCCGCAAAGCTGACCCGTGAGCTGATGGCAAAGTACCATGTGCCGGTATCGCGCGTATGCCGCCACTATGACGTTACGCACAAAGACTGCCCCGAACCGTGGGTACGCAATCCCAAGCAGTGGGAAAACTTTAAGAAAATGCTTGCAGAGAAAGAGGTTGAGGACATGACGGAAGCACAGACCCGCGCAATCGCAAAGCAGGAGATTGCAAACGCTGAGAAGGGAAAAAAGGTTTACGACACGGTAGACGCAGTACCCACATGGGGCAAGGCAACTGTACAGAAGCTCGTGAATAAAGGTTTTCTGCAGGGTGACGATCAGGGCAAGCTGGCACTGACGACCGACCTGCTGCGCCTGCTGGTTATCAACGACCGTGCACACCTTTACGGCTAAGTTGCGGACGGACATAAAATATGGTATAATTCTATCAGGATTGAAAAAACGCATTGTTCCTGCGCTCCCCGAAGCCTTATGAACCTACATAGGGTATAGACGTAGAGGACGTGGGACGGTGTGTTTTTATAGGGTGCGAAGCGCGAAAGTGTGTCGCACCCGATTTTTTTATACAAGGGGAAAGATATGCGGTGACACCATAACGAGGGGATACCGCATGAAATTAACGGAATTTACAAGGCCGGAGGTGGAATACTTCCGGCGTGAGTGCAATTTTACACCAGAAGAACGCGCCGTGTTTGATCTGCGAACATCGGCGCGCTCTATTACTCAGATTTGCATGACGCTGCACATGAGCGAAAGCACGGTGCATCGTCGGTTGAACAGCATCAAATGCAAAATGCTGCGCGTGCTGTGACAGCAAGTTGACAGATTTGTGACAGGTTTTCACGCCCTGTAGACCTTATACTGAAAGTATAAGGAAGTGATCGCATGAGTTACGAACAGAGACTTGAACGCATGGGGTATGACCCTGAGTGCGCTCGTCGCATTGTAGCAGTTTACCGCAACGCAGGCAACACAGATTGCTTAGAGGAGTATATATCCTACAAAGAGGCGGTAAGTAAATCCATCAGCGAACACGTTACGGAGGTGCTGGGTTAATGGCATATCCTTATGGTTACACTGGCTACACGCCGCAGTATCAACAGCAGTACCCGCAACAGCCAATGCAGACACCAATGCAACAGCAGGTGCAATCTCCACAGCATATTGTTCGACCTGTGGCAAGCGTGGAGGAAGCACGCGCGGTACAGACGGACTTTTCCGGTGCGCTTACTATCATGCCGGACACGGCGCACGGCTATATCTACACAAAGCAGCTCAACCTTCAAACCGGCTGCGCGGATTTCGCGGCATACAGCCGGGTGCAGATGCAGGAAACAAATAAACCCTCGGAAACGGATTTGTCAATGTTCGTTCCGAGAAGCGAGTTTGACGAGCTGAAAGCACGGTTCAACACGCTGTGCGACAAGTTGGGAGGGAGCGAGGCATGATGAGCATAATTCAGCTGATGCAGCTGATGCAGCACGGCGGGAACCCGACGGTGCTTTTGCAGCAGATGACAGGCAACGCTCCGATGGTGAATCAGCTTATGCAGAGTATGCAGGGGAAAAGTCTGGATGCACTGCGGCAGATGGCGATGAACATCGCCAAAGAACGGGGAATCGACCTCGGCGAGTTTGCACAGCAATTCGGCATGAAGATCAAGTAAATATCCATTTTCAGTTTTGACGGAATCTTGACGAAAATCCGGCGTGAATTTGTCATGTTCGGAAAGCGTACGGTTCCGATCAAATATAACTGAAAAGGAGAATATAACATGGATAACGATTTTGCAACCGGCTATGCTCTTGGCAGTGACAGCGGCAACAACTCCGGCAACGGTATGTGGGGCGGCGATGGCTCTTGGATTTTCGCATTTCTGATTATTGCACTGATTTTCGGCGGCAACGGCTGGGGCTGGGGCAACAACGGCGGCAACGGTGCGAACGGCGCAGGGTATCAGGGCGCGGTTACTCGCTCCGATCTGTGCAGTGAGTTCAACTTCAACAACCTGTCCCGTTCCGTTCTCGGCATTCAGGACGGATTGTGCAACGGCTTTTACAGTATGAACAACGGAATGCTTACCGGCTTCAACACGCTCGGCAGCGCGGTTTCTAACGGCTTCCACGGTGTAGACAACGCAATTTGTCAGCTCGGCTACCAGAACGCACAGCTTATCAACGGCGTAAACCAGAACATGAACACTGGCTTTAACGGCGTAACTGCTGGCCTTACTGCTCTGGGTACGCAGATGGCAAATTGCTGCTGCGATACTCAGCGACAGGTGGAGCGTGGTTTCTGCGATACCAACTACAATGCCGCTACCAATGCGCGTGATATCATCCAGTCTACGCACAGCGATACCGACCGTATCATTGCACGGATTGACCAGATGGAAACTGCGCGTCAGGCAGAGAAGATCGCGGCGCTCCAGACGGAGAACCAGACCCTCAAGTTCGCTGCTTCTCAGGAGGCACAGAACAACTATCTGGTAAACGCTCTGCGCCCAGCTCCGGTTCCGGCATTTCCTGTTCCGGCACCTTACCAGTTTTCCGGCTGCGGCTGCAACACCTGCTGCGGCCTGTGAGAGATACGTTCAGCCGGGGGCATTCCCCCGGCTTTGATAGGAGGTTTTGATTATGGCTTGCAAGCCTGTACAAAAACTGTGTCCGAACCTGCGTATCTCACAGGGCGTGACTTACGCAAGCGGCGTGCTGACGGTGAACATTCCGGCGGGAGATTACCAGAACGGATGCGTATACGGAATCGTAATCGCTCAGAACATTCCGAGCACAACGATCATCGGCGCACCGGTAGTAATCACAATCGGCGACGGAACGGTAACGTATCCGCTGCTGAAATGCAACGGCGCACAGGCGACAGTGTTTAATCTGGACACCCGTCACAAATACCTGTGTCGCGTTGTCACTTCGTCCAGCGGCGGCAGTTTCCGAATGCTCGGTAATTCCTGCTGCTCTCATTCTGACGCGCTGCGGTCTATTAACGGCACAGCGCCGACGGTGTAAGGGGGTATCATCATGAAACGAGGAACCCGAATGCTGTTGATGCAGCACACCCGCCGAGAGAATGCTTCGCCGGAGGAATGGAGAATCCGCAAGACGTACCCCGAAAATCGCCAGCATTACGGCGTGCGGTATCGTTACAATCATATTGAGCCTTACGGTTACTATGACGAGCGTATTCACGGCGGCGAACCGGAGATGCGGAATTATCGCCGTTATTCTGACGGACGCTTTGCACCCAAAAGCAGCATGGAATATCCGGAGTATGACGAGTACCCCGATTACGAGGACGAGATGCGCCCTATTGGCTTTCGTGACGATGATGCTTACATGGGGGATACTTCTTATGTAGGTGACAAGACGCACGGTTCTGAGCGCACTATGGGCTATGCTTCCAGTACGCACACCGGACGTATGACTAAGGACATGGCGGACGAATGGCTGCACAACATGCAGAACGCTGATGGCACGACCGGCCCGCACTGGACGTTTGAACAGTGCAAGCAGGTAATGCAGCAGCACAACTTGAATTACGACCCGGTAGAATTCTGGGTGGCAATGAACGCTGTATACTCCGACTTTGGCAAGGTCAACGAGAAACACGGCATCCGCAACATTGATTACTATGTTGACGCTGCTTGTGCGTTCTGGCTCGAAGACAAGGACGCAGTAAAAAATAAGGAAACGGCATACTATCTCTATGTTGTGAAGCATTGAATGAAGGGAGGGCAAATGTCCTCCCTTTATTGCGGTGTTGAAGTCCCGCGCTATCTGTGGTACAATGTATAGGTCAAGTGGGACTAAACATGGGACTAAAATTTTTGAAATGTCAAAAGTTCAGACATACTGTGGGGTTTCGAAATTTCACCTCGTCCTTGGTAAGGATGAGGTCACCAGTTCAAATCTGGTTAGCAGCTCCATGTTAAAAAGCCTTGTTTCTTTGGTAAATCCATTGAAACAAGGCTTTTTTGTTATTTTATACGGCTTTGAGCACTGCTGCACGAAGTTCTTGCAGCTCTCGCATAATGTCAGCCATAGGCGTTTTTTGCACTTCGTTAATGGGACTAAATGTGGGACTGAACAAGGCGGCTAATTGCTCACCTGCACGCTCGATCATATCCTCGCCGGTATGCGTGTAAATCTTGGCGGTAATCTCGATAGATGCGTGTCCCATGAGTTTGCTTGCGACGTTGAGCGGTACGCCCGCGCGCTCTAAATCTGTGCAGAACGTGTGGCGCAGATCGTAGGGAACGATAGGCGGCAGCTGCTCGGCAATGGGTGAGATTTTCCCCGCCGCGATCAACTCACGTTCGGTATCATCCATAGCGGCGCGGAAACCCTGCCACATGGCACGCATGGACTTATCATCGTACAAGTGCCCGTTACGCGGAAAAACCAATTCACCGAACGAACCGGCTTTCGGCAGGACTGCGGCAAGCTGGGGGATGATCGGTATTTTGCGAACGCCTGCGTCTGACTTGGGGTATTTCTCGGCGCGGGTGTCCCGGTCGTATGCCTTGTCAACAGTAATCATACCGCCTGTAATATCGGCGTATGTCAGCACAAGGCTTTCCGCCGGACGCAAGCCACTATACAGCAGAGTAAGCACCCACGGCCCCGCAGTATGCGTCTTTGCAGTTTCCAGTAAAATAACACGTTCGCGGTCTGTAATGCTCCTGTGGCTCGTCTGCTTGCCAGTACGGGGCATTTTCAAATCTTCCGCAGGATTATTGACGCACAAGCCGTTCTGCTTGGCTGCGCGGAACATCTGCTCGATTGCCTGCTGCACCTTCTTTACGGTGTCCGGCGCACGTCCTTCCGCAGAGTTAAGCGCTTCCTGACAGTTCAGCGGCCGCACTTTGCTAACGGGGATATCCCCAATGTAGGGATAGACGTAGTTCACAAGCCGTCCCTCAATCAGCCTGCGCGTGGATTCCTTCACGCCGGACTTGTAGGTTTCTACCCAGCGTTTCCCCCATTCCTTTACGGTAACACCGGCTTCAATGAGTTTACTTCCGGATTCGATCTCTGCGCGTTTTGCCCTGATTTTCTCGTTGAGTTCCTTTTCGGTTTTTGCTCTCAGGTCGTAATGCTTTCCCATATACGTTCCGGTCTCACGGACAAAGCCGCGAGGGTCTTTTTTTCGACGTGGCATTGCATTTTCCTCCTATTTTCGATATAATAAGAGGGTAGAATTCCGTTGCACAAGATTTCTACCCCCGTATAACGTCCGCCGGTTGCCGCCGGTGGGCGTTTTTTGTTTACGCATTTTTCATGGCTTTTGCAATCGCCTGCGCGTGCATTTCCGCCTGCTCCTGTTTATAAATGCTGATTTGCTCCAATATAGCAAGCCGCATGATAACAGGACGGTCAAACTTCTGCATCGTATAGATGCCACTGGTGCTGTATATGGAAATTTCGCCAATGCTTTCCGAAAACTTTGTTTTCACAGATACATTGTCGATTTTATCAAGCGGAACGTCGAGAATTTCTTTTTTGAAAATGCCTTTCGTACCCATCAAACGCTTATTTGTTAAAACGAGTTTAGTTTGCTGTTGCGCATACATTCCGTATATTACAAGCGCGTCAATAACAGCGATAAGCCAGGCGGATTCTAAACCGTTTACGATTCCTCCTATTGCGACCCCACCGAAAAATACCGCAATGGTAAACACACTCCATAGGGCTATGGAAATTTTGTACCACATGAAAAATCGCGGTGCGTAGGTGCATTCGGTAACAATTTTTTCGTTGTTCAGCAAATTAACATCCACTGAGTTACCCTCCCTTTTATTCCTTATACTTTGGATTTCCCAGCATGATTTCAAGGAAATCCAATGCTTTTTCCTGCCCGTCCTCGGTAAGCTGATTGAATATTGTCGTCAGCCGAGATTGACGGGCGATTTTTTGTGTCTCATCATACTGCGCGAGATCGTGCAGCATGAATTCGATTGAGTGTTGCATACGCTCTAAGCCTTTTAGATTGGCTTCGAGCCATGCCTGCTTTTCCTGCTCGGTTGCCTGACCGGCTGCTACTTTCTGCTGTAGCTCCACCATTTCCGGTGCACTGTTTACACGGATTGAAGCATCAGGGCTTAACTCGTTCATGCTTACGCCGAGCGCGTTTGCCAGCTTCACAATGTTTTCGTGCGAAAGCCGTTTGCTACCTCTTTTTACAATCGAATATAGTGTTGTATACGGCATTTCTGCGCGTTCTGAAAGCGCACGAAGTGAAATTCCCTGCGATTTTGCAACTTCTTCTATTCTTTCTCCAATAGTCATATTATCACCCTTGTAACGCATTGCGCATAAAATTATTGACACCAAAACGTTTTGCGTATATAATTCAATCATGGAATATCGCAATGCGAATAAGAAAGGAGACTATATGCGCATTGACAGAATCAAGTTTGCCGCTGTTATGGCGAAAAGCGGCAAGCGCGGAAAAGATATCGCGGAAATTGCTGGTGTCTCTATGTCGAGTGTCTACGGAATAAAGCAAGGCCGTAGCTGCTCGGCAGAGATGGCAAGCAAGATCGCAAGTGCTTTGAACGTACCCCTTAACGAACTTGTAGAAAAGGAGAATTAACCCATGGATAACAAAATCATTGCATTTACTAACCCTGAATTTGGCGAGGTTCGCACGCTGAACATTGAGAATGAACCGTGGTTCGTAGCGGCTGACGTTTGCAAGGCGCTGGACATCATTAACAGCCGCGATGCGGTTGCTCGTCTGGATGACGACGAGAGGAATACCGTAGTTTTAACCGACGGTATTCCGGGCAACCCCAATAAGACTGTGGTTAACGAGCCCGGCCTGTACGCTCTGGTTCTCGGCTCTCGCAAGCCGGAGGCCAAAGCGTTCAAGCGATGGATTACGCACGATGTTATTCCCTCTATCCGCAAGAACGGCGGCTACATTGCCGGCCAGGAAACTCTCAGCCCTGAGGAACTGATGGCGAAAGCCCTGCTTGTCGCTCAGAAAACCATTGAGGAAAAGGACAAGCTGCTTTCCCACGCTGCCGAACAGGCGAAGCTCGATGCACCGCTCGTCCATTTTGCAAAGGGCGTTACCGTGTCCAAAACGTCCATCCTGATTTTTGACTTTGCGAAGATTCTCCGTCAGAACGGCGCGGATATGGGCGGCAAGCGCTTCTTCGCATGGCTGCGTGAAAATGGCTACCTCGTCAAGCGCAATGGCAGTGATTACAATATGCCTACCCAGCGCAGTATGGAACTCGGTCTGTTCGAGATCAAGGAAACTGTGATTACTCACTCGGACGGTCACACCACCATCAGCCGCACGCCGAAGATTACCGGCAAGGGTCAGGTATACTTCTTCAACAAAATCCTCGGCACGAATATTCCGGAAGATATGGAGGGCTAACACAATGAATTTTTCGGGATATTGCCTTAGCCGCACACAAGAGGCTTTGCAGCTTGCGCAGAATTTGAGCGAATACATTCGCTCCTTGCCTCTGACCAATGAGCAGAACGATAAGCTCGTTAGCATGATGGCCGACTGCACGCAGAAGTTTGAAAGCGATGCATTTACCCTTGGCTTAAAGGCTGGGGTACAGGCCGCAAAGGAATTGCTGTAATTAACCATACCACCCGAAAGGAGCAAACACATGAAAAACAACATCGTTGCATTCAAGTATGAAGAACAGCAGGTACGCACCATCGAGAAGAACGGCGAACCGTGGTTTGTCGGCAAGGACGTAGCAGCTATCCTCGGTTACAGTGATACCGCAGATGCGGTCAAGAAACACGTTGACCCCGAAGATAAAGGGGTCGGCGAAATGCCTACCCCCGGCGGCAAGCAGAGGATTATGCTTATCAACGAATCCGGCCTGTACAGCCTTATCCTGTCGAGCAAGCTGCCGACGGCGAAGGAATTCAAACACTGGGTTACTTCCGAGGTTCTTCCGTCTATCCGCAAGACCGGCGAATACAAGATCACACCGGCACAGCAGAACCGCCTTGACATTATGGAGCGCAACAGCCGCGCCCGTGAAGCGTCGTTGTGGCTGCGTATCTCCGCGCAGGTAAAGTCGGATACTTACCGTCAGGTATGCGCAAGCTACGCAAGCACGGTGCTCGCAGGCCGTGAGGTTATCCCGCTGCCGCAGACCACCCAGCATCATTACTCCGCTACAGAGATCGGCAAGATGTTCGGCGTGAGCAAGCAGGCCATCGGTAATCTTGCCAACACATACGGCATGAAAACCGACGAATACGGTGCATGGTACCACGACAAGTCTCCATACTCGGCAAAGGAAGTCGATGTATTTAAGTACAACGATCGCGCCGTTCAGCGCTTCCGAGACCTGCTCGTGTAAAACAACACTCAACCAAAAGTCCTGTTTATTGGACTTTTCAACAAGGCTGTCCGCGTCCTCTTGAAAATCGAACAAACGTTCGCTATACTATATGTCAGATAAAGGCGAACGGTTCTTATTGATATTTCCATTTTAAGGTAATATCATAGGAGTATACAACAGGAAAGGCAGGAACCAAACATCATGGACAACATCGACCGTTTTACCGCAATGCTCAATTCATGCACAAACCCGCTGCGCATATACAATGCGCTACGAATGATCGCCGAAACGCCATTCGAGCAATCCGACGATGTGCGCAAGAAACGCGAGATCATCGTCGGAAAGGTTGCCGGACTGGTCGAGCAATCCGAGAGCCTTTAACAACTCAATAGACATCTCTCTTGTAATTTCCCCTGTTTCGGCTTCGGCCGGAGCGGGGGATTTTTCTGTTTCTGCTGATTGGTCATCTTCTATGCCGAGCAGGTAGTCAGTAGTGACATTGAATTTCTCTGCTATAGATATCAGATATCCGGAACCAGCTTCACGTTCACCGTTTTCGTATTTGGTGATTGTGGCATAAGGCTTGCCTAATTCTTCTGCAAGCCGTTTCCGTGTGTAACCGTTACGTTCTCGAACTTCTACAAGCCTTTCGGGTATTCCCATTGTTGCACCTCCTTACTATGGTCCTATTATATATCTGCTCTGTTTGCGTGTCAACAAAAAAATACCCAAATTGGGTAAAAAATCTTTGCTTAACTGTTGACATTAACCCGTAATGGGTGTATAGTATAGACAGTGATTAACCCGTTTCGGGTAAATGGAGGTGAAAAAGTATGTTTCCGAATATTGATGCGGAACGAGGTCGCAACAATTTGAGCAAGGCGGCTTTAGCTCGTGAGCTTGGCGTTTCGTACAGCACGTTCAAGTCCTGGATGGCTGGCAAGACGGATATTCCGTCTTCTAAGATCATCGAAATGACACGGCTGTTTGGCGTCACTGCGGATTATCTGCTCGGCATTGACCGACACGACAACGAGAGCGCATAAGCGAAGGGGTGAGAAGGACATGGGAAAATTCCGAAATGTCAAGATCAGCTACCGCGACGGAAAGTGTCAAGAGCTGTCGGTTGACGGCGTAGATATGCGGTATGGCTGCATGGGCTACAAACTGGAGCACAAGGGCGGTCAAATGCCTTTGCTGACACTTGAAGTAACGTGCGGCAGCGTACAGTACAACGGTGACGATGAAAGCGGAGAACCGCGACTGATCGTTCAGGCGCGGCCGGACTTCGGCTCTACGGAATGAGGTGAGAGCGTGGCACTAAAGATTATCGCCCTTTGCCTGTCGGCTTTTTCGCTTGGTTGGTGCTCGTGCAGCGTGGTCTATCAGATCATGTTAATGCGTAGCGAGGAGAGCAAGCAATCCGACAACAAAACCGGCAATTCCAAATAGGACGCCGATAAGCGCAACCGTTAAATTGATACGGTTCCATTTCAGCGTGAATTTATGTTCTTTTTCGTCTGATTCTTCACGCAAGCGGCGTTCTTCGTCCATCTGATTTTGGATGGATTCGCGGAACTCCAATTCGGCTTCCTGCTCAATGTTTTTGAGTTGAGGACCCAAAGGTAAACGCATGACAGCACCTCCTTTCTCAGTCATTATAACACGCTGAGAGAGGACACACAACGGAGGTGATACCGATGTATATTCCACCTTTTGTTGCCGGAGTGCTGGCAACACTGGGCGTTGAAATGGCGCTGCTTATTGTGTGTGCGATGCTGCGTTGTGGCAACAACGATGATGAGAGATAACACACCATCAACACACTAAGCAACAGACCGATAACAAACCATCAACACACCAATAACACACAGAAAGCGGAGGGGTGAACGAATGACAGCAACGGAATTAAGCAACCGCAGGCGCACGGTTGAAGGCCGTTTACGCACGTTCGCAGGGTGCGAATATATTACTACAAAACAGTTAAAAGACTGGTTTGGCGTTAGTTATCGTACCGTGCAGAGGTATTTAGATGGTGTTCCGCGTTTAACTGGCGGTCGCTATCATGTGGCCGATGTGGCTAACCGATTGGTGCAGGCGGAAGCGTCTGCGTAACACTCCAACAACAGACCATCAACACACAGATAACACACAATCAACAAACCGATAACACACAGACAACACACAGAGGCTTAAGAAAGAAAGTAACAAAGAAAGAAAAGAAGTATATATATATTCTCCCTACGGTCGAATATATATTAATTTAACTCTCTAAGAAAGAAAGAAAAGAATAACCCTCTCACTACGTTCGAGGGTTACAAGAAACCGCGAAAGGGGATTGAAACCAATGACCTACAAACGCTGTGGCTGGCTTGCAGGAATGTGTTTTCTCGGAACGCTGATTTCCGGCGGCATGACCGAGAACGGAAGAATCGACTTGTTTTCCGGAGCCGCTATCATGCTGGCGCTGCTGGCTGTCGGCATGGTGAGCGCAAGGGCAAGCATGTTGCTTGCGGCATACGAGCAGCAGAAACGCTATCGCGGTCGTTACCGCTGAGGGGAGAAAACAGGATATGACGGAAGCGAGAAGGAAAACGCTGAAAGTCAAAGACATGCAGCGCCGGGTTATCGGCAAGGCGATGAACGCTGCTAAGTATGGCTTGCAGATGCGCGAGAGCGCAAAGAAGATCAGCGTTGCAACGGAAAGGCACAGCATCGCCGAGCGTAGCGACGGCATAGCACTGTAAGGCTGAGAAGAACAGAGCAACAGCTAAGCGTGGACACGCTGAACATGGCAAAGGCAAGGCGATGCGGAGCAAATCAGAGCAGAGGCATAGGACGCAACGCACTGCGAGGGCATAGCACGGCCTCGCAACGAAGAACAGAGCAGTGGCTAAGCTGAGATATGCCAAACATGGCAAAAGCAAGGCAAAGCACGGACATGCGAGGCGACAGCAATGAAAGCATTGCAGCGTGACACATTGCAACTGAATGGCAAGGCGTCGCACTGCACTGCGAAGGCAGAGCATAGAGCAACTGAGCAAAGCAGAGAACTGCCAAGGCAAAGCGAGGGCATGGCGATACGGAGCAAAGTTCTGCGAGGGAATGGCGAAGCAACACAATGACAAACAGAAAAAACAGGAGGGCAAAAAACATGAAGAAGCTGAACATTAAGATGACATTCACCGAAAGTCTGCTGGGAACCAGTCCGGCAGACGAGGAAATCTACACCCGCTTTATCGGCGGTAAGTCGCCGGACGCGGCAACGCTGCCGGAGGAAGTCGCGGCGCTGGGCAGTGACGCTGTGGTAGAGCGTGGCACGACGGTATTCCCCCGTGACGAGGACGGCAAGCCGTTCCTGTACGACTACCAGATCAAGGGGTTCTTCAAGGACGCTTGCTCCATGCTGGCACGCCTGGCCGGCAAGGACCCCGAAACCGGCAAGAAGAAAAAGGCGGTAAACGAGAGCGGCAAGCTGACGGCGTACAAGAAGGTCATTGACGGACTGATTTTCGTGCAGCCACGCAAGATTGTGCTGGAACTGCCGGAGGGCAAGGACATTACCATCTGCCAGCGTCCGCTTCGTGCGCAGACGGCACAGGGCGAGCGAGTAGCCTTGTCGAGCAGCGAGGAAGTACCGGCGGGTACGACCTGCGAACTTACAGTTCTGCTGCTGGACGAGAACCACGAGAAAGCGGTTCGTGAGTGGTTGGACTACGGCACGCTGCGCGGCATCGGTCAGTGGAGAAACAGCGGCAAGGGCGCGTTTGAGTGGGAGGAGATCGAATGATTGTAAAAATCAACGGCTCGGCGTTTGATACCGAGCGGGTGATGCGGTTTGCACCACGCAAGAAGGACGGACTGGACTTTCGACCGGAGGATGTATGCACACTGGACGAACTGGAGCAGCGCTGCGAGAAGATGGCAAAGCTGCCGACACAGCAGGTTAAGACCGTAGATCGCATGGGATGGCGGTTTGTACTGCTGAAAGATATCTACGGCAACACGTACCCGCAGTGTTTCGCACCGCTCAGCGGTGAGTTGGAATACCTGCAGGCATGAGAAAAGCCGCTGACGGACGGCAATCCGAACAGCGGCAAAGAAAAATTGTTTCACGGTGATTATAGCACCGGAGAGGAGAAAAAGCAAGATGTTGAAGGAAACACTGCGCAAACTGATGAACCTCAGCTTGGAGGAAAAGCCGGAAGGCAAGATCACCGAGGTAAAGATCGGTAACACTACCTGCTCGGTATGGATCATGAGCAAAAGTGCAAACGGAACGTATCAGGTTGACCGCCGCTTTCACCGCTACAAGAGCACCGGAGAAAACGTATGGTATGAGGGACTGGAAGAAGTGCCCGAAGCCGAGGTTATCCGGGCGATGGAGGCGGTAAACAATGCGTGATACTATCACCGGATGCCCCGAGCGGGCGTTAGAGCCGCCGGAGAGGGCAGACCAGGAGCGACTTAACCGGTTGCAGGATATGCGGGAATCCGAAACTGCTATTGGCTTGTATCTGGAGGATTACAAGAATTTGTTCTCGCAGGAGATCGAGAACTTTCTCGATGATTTGAGAATGGCGGTTTATGACTTTGAGCAGGAGGATGAAGAATGAGTGACAATCTGGCGCTGTATAATGCGCTGCGTACAGTGCCGCAGACAGCAAAAAAGGAGATTCAGGCCGGAAAGCTGAAAGGTTTTACCGACATTAACCCCATGTGGCGAATTAAGGCGCTGACGGAGCAATTCGGGCCGTGCGGCATGGGCTGGAAAACCGAGATTGTCAAACAGTGGCTTGAAACGCATGACGGCGTTGTGTGTGCATTCTGCAATATCAATCTGTTTGTCAAGGTGGAAGGCGAATGGTCTGACGCTATTCCGGGCACGGGCGGCAGCCAGTTTGTTTCACAGACCAGAAACGGCCCGCAGGTATCAGACGAATGCTGGAAGATGGCATATACTGACGCTATCTCAGTTGCTGCCAAGATGCTCGGCGTTGGCGCAGATGTGTACTGGAACGATGACAGCGTGCGAGAAGATCAGACTAAGTATTCTGGAGAAGCCGAGCGGGCAGGTACGGATAAGCTGATTAAACGCGATTGTCAGGCATTTGCGCACAGGCTGCAACAGGTCTACGGCAATGACAAGGCACAAGAACACCTTATGCGACTTACCGGCTGCCGTACTACGTCCGAGGTAACGTATGACGAATATCATTTTGCGCTTAAAAAAATCGAGCGGGAGCTGGCGCTGCAAAAGCCGCCAGAAGATGTGATTGGTGAGGTGGAAACAACCACCATTAAGAAGATTGCAAAAGCGCTGGGCGCAACCACGAAAAAGCAGTTTGAAGAAACCATCGGTTTTCCGCTGGATGATCTTCCGAAACTGAAAATGAATGATTTCGGCGCATTGATGGTAGAGCTGAACAAGAAGATGGACGATAAAGACCATCAGAAGGCAATGGAGGCTATGCCATGACGCATGAGTTTGATCATGCGCAGGTAATACACAACGATCTCGGAAATTGGTTGTGTATTCACATCAGCAATGCACCTATGGCACGAGTTGAGTGCGAAAAACTCAAAGATGGTAAGGTGTATACCGCCAAGATCGCGCCTAAGCAGGAAAGACGAGACCTTGACGCAAATGCGATGTACTGGGCGCTGTGCGGAAAACTGGCTAAGGCCATGGGTGAAACACCGGAGTGCATTTACAGACGACATATCAAAGACATTGGCAACTATGAAGTACTGTGTATGCAGACACGGGCAGTAGCGAGTTTCGGTCAAAAGTGGACGAGTAACCATATCGGAAGGTTTATTGAAACCAGAGCGTCGAAAATCAGCGGATGCACAACAGTGCTTGCGTATTATGGTTCGAGCGATTTTGACAAGCAGCAAATGTCCCAGCTGATTGACAACTGCATTCAGGATTGCAAAAATGCCGGAGTGGAAACCGCGTCACCCAGCCTGTTAAGCGAGTTGAAAGACAAGTGGGAAACCGGAAGAAAGGAACGCTGCGTATGAGGTTTACGACATACAAACGCTTTGTACCAGCGGACTGGGAAATAGGCTATCGCTTCGCCTGCTGGGCACGAAATCACAGCGGATGGGCGAAGATGAAGAAGGACTACAGACGAAGGGCAAAGCGCAGGCTGGAACGTGCAGCGAGAAAGGACATGGAAGAATGAGACGGCAGACCAAGTTTACCGGCATTAGCCCGGCGGTATGGCGCGAATGCTGGGAGAGGGACGGCGGCATTTGCCGCCACTGCGGGAAAGGCGGTGTGCTGCAAGCGTGTCATTTTGTATCGAGAGCACGCGGAGGCATGGGTATCCCGACGAACCTTGTGATGCTGTGCCCGGAGTGTCACCGGGAAATGGATCAGGGCGACGGCAAGGAAATCAAGCGGGAAATGCGGGAGTACCTGCAAAGCCTCTATCCCATGTGGAGCGAGGAAAACCAGAAGTATACCAAGGAGACAGGGAGATGAAAGTTGATTTAGAAAAATATCGGGAATACATCGAGACCCGAATTGCAGAAGGCGCGAGCTTGCGAATGCTTGAGGACGAGATCGGAATTGAACGAAAAAAGCTCTCAAGAGAGATGAAAAAAGCAGGCATGCGTGTTCCCACGAGAATTGAGAGCGTGAAGTTTCTGTGGAAAAATCATAAACATCCGAACATCGGGAAAACGGGGAGCTTGTGTCCGTCATATGGACGCAAGATGTCAGACGAAACCAAACAGAAGCTGAGAGATGCGATGTCCGGGGATAAAAATTATCACTGGTCAGGAGGAAGGAAGAAACATTCGGGCGGATACATTCTCATATATCGGCCGGACAGCCATTTGGCGGATAAACATGGTTTTGTTCTGGAACACAGACTTGTTGCTGAGCAGAAATACGGAAGAAAGCTAAAATCTTCTGATATTGTGCATCACATTGACGGAAATAAAACAAACAACAATCCGGAAAACATTGCTGTACTGACAAGGGCAGAGCATGCAAAACTTCACAACAATTTGAAAAATTACAACAAATGGAGGAATACAAGTGCTTAACAAGATTATTTTACAAGGCAGATTGACTGATGATCTCGAATTGCGGCACACGCAGTCGGGTACTGCTGTGTCAGGCGGAACGCTCGCAGTACAACGCAGCCGAAAGAATAACAACGGGGAATATCAGAGCGACTTTTGCTCTATCGTATTGTGGGGTAAGCTGGCAGAGCACGCAAGCACATGGTTCCATAAGGGCGATATGTGCATCGTTTCCGGCCGTTTGGAAAGCCGTGACTGGCAGGACAAGAACGGCAATAAGCGCCGCTCGTGGGAGGTGCAGTGCGAAAGCATCGACTTCTGTGGCGGCAAGAACGAGGGCAAGCCGAAGGAGAACAGCGATTTTGCGGATATGCCGGAGGAAGATTCGGAAGTTCCGTTCTGAGGTGATGGGGAATGAACGGGCACATAAAACTGCACCGTGCGCTTACGGAGTGGGGATGGTACAAAGACCTCCCCACCTGCAAGCTATGGCTGCACGTCCTGCTGAGAGCCAATTACAAGGCTTGTGAGTGGAAGGGGATAGAAATACCGCGTGGTGCGTTTGCAACAAGTTATGCGGCACTCTCGGCGGAAAGCGGGTTGTCTGTACAACAGGTAAGGACGGCGCTCGGTAAGCTGAAAAAGACCGGCGAAATCACGGTGGAAACCAATCGGCATTACACTGTGATAACAGTCTGCAAGTACGACGAGTACCAGAGCACCGAACGCGATGAAGTGACGACACCGGCAAAATGTTCGCCGAAGCCTAAAACGAAGCCCAAAGCCCAAGAAGCCGATAAGAAACTCGATCTAACAGAACGGTTCTCGGAGCCGGTATGTTCGGCGGTTCAAGATTGGATTAGATACAAGAAGGAGCGCAGGGATGCATACGAGCCAACTGGTCTCAGAAACCTTCTCACGATGATAGAGAACCGCGTAAAGCAGCACGGAGAACAGGCAGTAGCCGAGGTTATCCGGCTGAGTATGTCGCAAGGTTGGAAGGGTATCATTTGGGACAGAATCGGAGACAAGCCGAAGAAAACCAAAACGGATGCGCCGATGTTTGACGGTGCACCCGCCGCCAATGACTGGGAAAGTGAGTGGGCGGCACGAGTGAAAGCAAGCAGAGGTGAGAAGTGAAGTTTGTAATCAAAGGTCCGCTGCCGGGACTGAATGAGCTGATCGAGGCGGAACGGCGCAATCGGTACTTAGGCGCACAGCTCAAGAAGAAGTGCGAAACCGTTGTGATGCACGCGGCAAGACAGCTCGGAAACGTGGAATTTGAGGAGCCGGTGTATATGATTTATCGGTGGTATGAAAAGGACCGGCGGCGGGACAAGGATAATATCTGCGCGTTTGGCAGAAAGGTTATTCAGGATGCGCTTGTTAAGGCGCGGTATCTCAAGAATGACGGTTGGAAGAACATTATCGGATTTGAAGATCACTTTTATGTAGATTCAAAAAATCCGCGGGTGGAGATCGAGATTATTGGGAGGGACGAAGAATGAAGGAGCTGAAATGCGAGCTGTTCAACGACAATTTCCAGAATTACAAGCGGTACGGCATCCCGAAGGCGCAGCTTGTTATTGCGGATATTCCGTATAACATCGGCGCGGACGCTTACGGGAGCAACCCGATGTGGTATGTTGGCGGAGATAACAAGAACGGCGAGAGCAAGAAGGCAAAGAGCAGCTTCTTTCGGACTGACGGCTATTTCAAGATTGCAGAGTATATGCACTTCTGTAATCGGCTTTTGAAGAAAGAACCGAAGGAAAAGAACGCCGCACCGGCAATGATTGTATTTTGCGCGTTCGACCAGATACAGACAGTGATGGAGTACGGCAGGCGGTACGGGTTCAAGAACAGCTATCCGCTGTTTTTCACAAAAAACTACTCGGCGCAGGTGCTCAAAGCCAATATGCGCATTGTAGGCGCAACCGAATTTGCGGTTGTACTGTATCGCGACAAGTTGCCGAAGTTTAACAACGGCAGGCAGTACGACGAGGACGGCAAGGTCATTCGCGGAAGCGGAAAGATGGTGTTTGACCATATCGACTGGGAACGGGACGGCAGAGAGATTCCCAAGCTGCACCCGACGCAGAAGCCGGTGAAGGTGCTGAAAAAGCTGATTGAGATTTTCACAGACCCGGGCGACACGGTAATTGACCCATGCGCCGGGAGCGGTTCGACGCTCAGAGCGGCGCGGGAGCTGGGAAGAAACAGCTATGGCTTTGAACTGGACAAGCAGTTTTACCGGCTTGCCAAAGATGAAATGCTGAAAGAACCGGAAACGGTGCAGATTGGGTTGGAGGGTGTGGTGTAAATGAAGGTCTTAGTTGCCTGTGAGGAATCACAGACGGTTTGCAAGGCGTTCCGCGAAAAAGGACACGAAGCCTACTCCTGCGATATTCAGGAGCCGTCCGGCGGTCATCCTGAGTGGCATATCCTCGGAGATGCACTCAAGGCTATCGAGGGGGGGGCAGTTGATCACCATGGACGGACAGACACATGAAGTGGGCAGGTGGGACTTGCTGATCGCTCATCCGCCGTGCACATACCTCAGCAACGCCGGGGCGCGACATCTTTGGAAAAACCATCAGCTCCAAGCTGACCGCGTTATGCTTGGAATTCAGGCAAGAGACTTTTTCATGGCATTTTATAACGCACGAGTTCCACGGGTCGCGGTGGAAAACCCAATACCGAGTAAGGTGTTTGCTATGCCGGACTATACACAGACTGTACAGCCGTATCAGTTCGGGCATCCGTACACCAAAAAAACGTGCCTGTGGCTGAAAAATCTACCGATGTTAACCCCGACAAATGTTGTTGATCCGGTTGCAACATGGTGCCCAAGCGGAAGTTACAGCCACAAGCACGACGAGCGATATAAGGGGATGTTCACAACAGACCGCGCCAAGGCGAGAAGCAAGACGTTCCCGGGCATTGCAAAAGCTATGGCTGAACAATGGGGAGGAAACGCATGAAAACCTGCAAAACCTGCAAGTGGTACGAACCGTTTTGCGGTGTCTGCTGCAACGGTGACAGCGAGCACGGGGCGGATTTTATGGACGCGGAAAGCGGTTGCGGAGAATGGGAGGAAAACAATGAATAAAAAGTTTGAATTTACCGGAGAAACCAAAGCGATTTTAGGGAATACCCTGCATCGCATTCGGGCGTTGATTTCGTTCGGGAAAGTCGGAGCTGGGGAACTGGGCGGATGGATTGAAAAAGAGGAAAACCTTGATGCTTCCGGCAACGCATGGGTTTCCGGCAACGCACAGGTTTCCGGCGACGCACAGGTTTACGGCAACGCACAGGTTTCCGGCAACGCACAGGTTTCCGGCAACGCACAGGTTTCCGGCAACGCATGTGTTTACGGCGACGCACAGGTTTGCGACGACGCACAGGTTTCCGGCAACGCACAGGTTTCCGGCAACGCACGGGTTTACGGCGACGCACGGGTTTCCGGCAACGCATGGGTTTACGGCGACGCATGGGTTTTCGTCAACGCACGGGTTGACGGCGACGCATGTGTTTACGGCGACGCATGTGTTTACGGCATCGCACGGGTTTACGGCAACGCACGGGTTTACGGCAACGCACGGGTTTACGGCGACGCACGGGTTTCCGGCAACGCACGGGTTTACAAGCGCGGTGCGATTTTCTGGATTTCCAATGTTGGTTCGCGCGATGACACGGCAACTTTCTTCGCCTGCCGGGATAAAAAAATCAAAGTAATTGTAGGTTGCTTTTTCGGAGATTTGGACGAGTTTGCCGCCGCAGTACAGAAAACGCACGGAGATAACACACACGCCAAGGTATACCGCCTTGCAATCGAAATGGCGAAGGAACGCATTAAGATGGATGATATGCCGGAGGAAAGCGATGACGGTTAACGAGCTGCGGCGCAAGTCCGCAGAGCTGGTAGACGAGCCGAAAGACGAAAAGCCGGATTTGAGTAAGTACAGCACGATGGAGCTACTTCAGGAGCTTGTAGAAAGGGCGATGAGAGATGAGTGAACCGAAAAATAAAAGATGGCCGAGCGGTTGAACTACTCGTGACGATCAAGGAGGAAAACGATGGCTGAAATTACTTACATGGATTGTTGGCACTTTATAGCGCCTTTGATTCCCATTGACAATGCGTATTCGAGGCATGTGTATGTGATGGTGTTTCTTGCGCTGAAAGAAGCGGAAGAAAGAAGGGTGAAGGAAAACGATGTGGAGTGAAAACCGGAGTAATTGGGCAAACAGGACAAAGGAAATTTGCCCATTCTCGCTGGCAGACAAGGATAAAAGATTTTCTGCCGAGTGTGTGTACGAGAACTGCGCGTGGTATTCCACAGAACGCGGAGAATGCGCCGTAAAGGTTATTGCGAGACAGGAGGAAAACGATGGCGATAAGTAAGAAAATCCGCGAAGAAGTATACCGCAAATACGACGGGCACTGTGCTTATTGCGGCAGAGAGATTGCATACAAAGATATGCAAGTAGATCATTTTCTCCCACTGAGGGCATGGAGAATTGAAGATGCGGGGACAGATGATATTTCGAATCTCATGCCGTCCTGTCGAATGTGCAATCATTACAAGCGAGCCAATACGCTGGAAACATTCCGGCGCTACATCGCGGAAATTCCGAGAAAGCTGCGCGAAAATTACATCTATAAGGTTGGCGTAGTTTACGGGAATGTGATCGAGAATGAAAAGCCGATTGAGTTTTACTTTGAGAAGCAGAAAAGTGCAACTCATTTGGGAAAGGGGTGCGAAAATGGCTGACCACGAAAAGATTAAAACTTGTTTTGCGCAAATCATCGTGAATAACAGTGAGGACAAGCCATATTACAGCATTATGTACTGGGAAAACGGTGAAATGAACATCGGATTCAGCTCGTATAATTTGGATTATGTACGGCGGTGGCTGAACGAAGAATTTGAAGTAAAGCATAATGTAGATGTTGCGCCGGTGGTGCATGGGTGGTGGAACGCAAACGAAATTTGCTCATTGTGCGGAGAGAAGTCAACGGAAGGACTGGACGCAACGATATGGAACTATTGGCTCCCTAACTACTGCCCCAACTGCGGGGCAAAGATGGACGGAGGTGAAGAATAATGCCTGAATATATTGAGCGTGAAGCGGCGGAAGATGCAGTCGGAGAAGCGTACCTAAAGGGGCTTAATCCGCTTTGGGAGTTGCGCGACGTTCCTGCCGCCGACGTTGCGCCGGTGGTGCATGGGCGGTGGGATGATTCCGGGAGATATACGTTCCCGAGTGGTAACGCAGCTGTCAGGTGCACCAACTGCGGCTGCGCACTGACAGAGAGTGAGTATCGCCTGAACAACTGGAATTACTGCCCTGTATGCGGGGCTAAGATGGACGGAGGTGCAGACAATGATTGAACTTAAATCTTGTCCTTTCTGTGGTGGAAAAGCGAGGTTGTTTGTAAATGACGGCGTAAGAGTGCTTTGTACTAAATGTCGCGCTTCTTCAAAGATTTTGGTAGACAGTGAATGTTACAAAACCAGTGCTGTCGAAAAAGTGATTAAAGCATGGAACGGGAGGAAAAACAACGATGAAGTTTAAGAAAGACGGGAAGGTTTACGAGAGCTTCGAGGACGCTGTGAACGCATTTTTCCTCGGAGATCGCAAGATGTTTTATAATGGCGAAAAGAGGGGAATAGCATTCGCGGGCAATGCGCGACAGAGTATGATACGGGCATATGAGGACGCAGATATGGTGCGCGTACGGCTGGAGGCAAAACTCATGGGCTATGAGGTGATTGACGACACGCCCACCATTGCCGAGACGGCCGCAAAGCGCAGCGAGGACGCAAAGCGCAGGCTGACCCGTGCAGACATCCTGCACGCGGCGGAGAAGTGCGTATGCGGACAGCGCGAGCAGGACTACGGCACGCCGGAGGATAATTTTGAGACGATCGCGGAACTTTGGGAAACATACCTCAGGCGCGCGTGCGTGGATGAGGCGGGCGGTGTGTATATCGACGCGAACGACGTTGCCATGATGATGGCGCTGCTCAAGATTGCACGCATTGCAGCAGGCGGCGGAAAGGCTGACAGTTGGATTGATCTTGCAGGCTATGCGGCTTGCGGGGCGGAATGTGAGGGAGTAACGGAATGAAGTACAGAAAGAAACCTATTGTGGTTGAGGCTATCCGGTGGACAGGCAAAAACCAGACGGAAATCGACAAGCTTTGTGGACTAAATGTCGTGTGGAGTGAGAACAAGAAAATGTTCCTTGTTTTAACTCTTGAGGGAACTATGCTGGCATCTGCTGGCGACTACATCATCAAGGGTGTAAACGGCGAGTTCTACCCCTGTAAGCCGGATGTGTTCGCAAAGACGTATGAGGCGGTGGAAGAATGACCGTTGCTGAAATCGCCGCTCAGATGGGCGTTACACCGGAAACGCTGGTGCAGGAGGTTATTGCGCGGGAATCGGTCAAGTTTCAATGGCTTGTAATTTTGGGCGCACTGGCGATAGGTTTATCAATTTTTATCCTCTTGGCTTGTGTCATATGCAACAGCGAAGTTGGTTTATACACCGCCTGCGGGTTGATTTTTGTCGGTGTGATGTTGCTCACGAACGTGATCGGCTTGATTGCATGGGAAACCGCGCCGGAAACCACGGCGAACCAGTACATTGTTGAACATTATGGAGGAACAGAAAAATGACACCAACTGTTGTATTTGATTTTGACGGCGTTATTCACAGTTATACTTCCGGTTGGAAGGGGAAAACGGTTATTCCCGACCCACCGGTGCAGGGAATCCGAGAGGCAATTAACGACATTCGGAAATTGTACCGGGTAGTTGTTGTATCGACCCGCTGCGATACACCAGACGGCATTATGGCCGTAAAGGAATATCTGGCTAAGCACGACATTGTTGTTGACGATGTAATGAAGGAAAAACCGCCTGCGACTGTGTATGTTGACGACCGAGCTATTTGTTTTGACGGGAATCCGCGCGGATTACTCGATAAAATCACGGCATTTGAACCATGGACGGCAAAGACAATGAGGAGAATGAAAAATGACGATTGATGGAGCGATTGAATGCGCGGAATTGATGTCGCGCAATATGGTACTGTTTGACTTTGATAACGACGAGGATAGATGCGAGTTCGGTATGATTTGCACCGATGCTTTGCATCTAATGAAAACGCTTGGAGAAAAAACGAAACTGGGAAGTGAACCAAACGAGCCTGACCCCGATACAAACACATGGCAGGAGCACATGAAGCGCGAGTACCGCGAGACCAAGGAACGCTATGAAAAGCTGCACCGGATTGTGACGAAGTACGAGGCGGGCGTACTCGAGTTTACGCCGAACTGCTCCATCGACCTGTTAAAGCGGCAGAAACGTCACATGGGCGAATACCTGCACGATCTGGAAATCCGCGGATATGTGGAAGGAGTGGAACTGTGAAGAAAATCGAAATTGGCGAGTTGAAAGAGGGATGCGCAGATAACTGCGGCTTGATTGATTTGAACGCGATCCGATTCCCAAATGAGATTGCAAGCGTGCAGTTTTGTGCCGATTTTGAGATTACAGAGCAGGAGGAAAACGATGAACGTAGTAAGTAAAGATGTTGAAAAGCTCGTGGAAAAGGAGCTGGAAGCTGCAAATGAGCGGTTCCCACAGTTCCATAGCCCGCATGAGGGGTGGGCGGTAATGCAGGAGGAAGCCGAGGAACTGCGGGAAGAATACGACAGTATCGAGATGGCGATGGAGCAGCTCTGGCACCGTATCCGTGACGGTATCCCGACGGCGCAGCATGTGGCTCTCGTTGAACAGTACGCCGAAGCGGCGGCTTGCGAGGCAATTCAGGTGGCGGCGATGGCGAGAAAGTACCTTGATATGTTGGAGCGGATGGACGAGTGAAGCAGTACAGCGCGGAGATGCGGCAGTATCTGGACGAGATGCGGCGGTATGAAAATTGGAGGTACGGAAATGGCGAAGAAAAAGAAAGTCAACCCATACCGAATACCGGCGACGCAGGGTGACATAGAAAAAGCCAAACGAGACGCAACGAACACGGCGGTTGCGTCTACATGGGCAATTATGTTTAGCGTTCTACGGGATAAAGAAGGGTACGACTATGACCGATTACGGCGGATATGGGACGAAACAAACTACCTCGCAGACAGCATCGCCCGAAAATACGTTAAAATCGACGATCTGATTGAAGAACTGCGGGAGAATGGAATAGCATTAGCATGAAAAAGAAAAACGAATGCGCTGGGTGCGCATACTGGCGGGTACTGGGTACAAGCCAAGGCCCTAAGCTATGGGCGTGTCATTATTTTATCGACACGGGGAAATCGCGCGGATGTGAACCGGGTGTAGGTTGCGTCCGCAAGGCGGCGAGAATAAGCCGTCGTAGGCGATATACACAACACGGTACGGAGGAGGTAGTGGCGCACGACGACTAAAGAATGGCTCAGACGAGGGATTGACCTTGAAAAATCAATCTCTGCACTGGAAGAAGCACGAGTAAGGGCGTGGACGCGGGCGACAAGCGCAACAGCGACGATCAAGGACACGCCGGGCGGCGGCGGTGACGTGACCGCAAACAAGGCGGATGCGTATCTTGCCCTGTCCGAGAAGATACAGCGAGAGCAGGAACGGCTTGCACTGATTAAGGCCGAGATTATCAGCACAACGGCTAAGGTACAGGATGCGGCGCTGCGGGCGCTGCTGATCGAACATTACGTGAACGGTAGAACGTGGAGAGAGACCGCCGAGAGAATGAATTACAACGAAGTGCACGTTCGCGGAAAGATGCACGCACGGGCATTACGGGCAGTAGAACATATACGCACAGGCTGTGCATAACATTGTGGAAAACGGGCTACACAATACTACAAAGAATGGTGGTATAATGATATCGTGATAAAAGCCCTAAAGGGCGGAATCACGGAGTTTCGTTCCTCCGCTTTCAGCCCGCCGAAAGGCGGGTACACGCCCGGAAGCCTGCGTGAGGGCTGACGGGTGACAAGCCTTTCTGTTTAACCCCAAATACCTACTTAAAGCGGTGGGGAGACCTGCCGCTGACCTGCTCCAAAGTCTGCATGAGGGCAGAGGAGCAAAACGCCTTTCGCGGAACGAAGGCATTGATTATCCTTTCTATTCTTTCGGCGTGTCTTTTGCGCGGCACGCCGATATGCTCCGAAGCCTGCATGAGGGTGACGGAGTAATAACATTCACGCTAAAAAATTGAGAATGGAGTGCGGTGTCTGCGGGCAACAGACACCGCAAACATGCCCGGATGGCTACATGAAGCCGGACGGGTAACGTAGCGGACTTTTGGCAAGCCTTGCATGGTGGACAACGTGCAAGGTGATCTGCTCCCGAAGCTGCATGAGGCAGAGGGAGCGCAACGCCTCCAACGAGGACGATAATATTCTGGCGGTCCGGAAAGACGGACAATCTGTTTCCGAACGCCTGTGAAGCTGCTGCAACGGCTTTGCAGAGTTCAGCGGGTGCTTGCAGGCACGCCGCAACCGGGGTCGCTCCCCGCTGTAACCTTACGAGGGAATCAGCCGGATTACAGACCGATAGCAACTGCGACACGACGGAGAGCAACGCCGAACAGCCCATAATGAGAGGGCGAGTGCTGCCCGGATAAGCACTCACACGGACTTAGTGAGCCGAGAGCAAAACAACCGGCGCGAACAAAGCCGATATGGCGCTTTCGGGCGGCTAAGTACACGCCGCGAAAGAGCACCAGCCTGTTTATCTCTTGCGATAGGCATACCTAATCACACAGGACGGAACACAAGTAAACTTGCGAAAGTGAGGTTATTACCTCTCTGGATTTCATACAAACCGTTCTGGACAGCGGCGCAAGCCTCGGTAAAAGCCCGACGTACAGACGCGACGATAGCGTTCATACCTCCCTGTGGAGGTATACCGGTTTGCATAGTGGCTGAAAGCGGGTGCGAGTCCTGCAAAACCGAAACAGTCGTATAATGACAAACCCCGCTCACCTTATGGCTTTGGTGAGCGGGGTTTGTCATAGAGAAACAAGGTATTTTATTCTTTGACGCGGTTCGGGCGGTCAATGGCGGCCACCTCGGCTGCGGTGTAAACTTCGGCACCTTCCGGCAGACCGAAAAAGATATATCCGTCATGCGATGAGGTGATAACCGGAAAATATCTGTCTTTGTCGATTGCGCGTGCATAGCGCTGGTCGATCGGCGTTCCCGGTGCGGTACAAGGAGCGGGGAATGCGTTTACTCGATCGTAAACGCCATCTTTCAAGCGGAGATAATACGCGGGATACGCGGAAGGCGTGGAGAATAACTGAACTTTCATTTCTGGTCCTCCTTCATCTGCTGTGCAATGAGTTTTTCGAGGTACTCATTAAAATTCATTTTTCGGCGCTGTGCTTCACGGCGCACGGTGTCAATGGTGGAGTTGAACAGTGTTAGAGTAATGCGGCCGCGGCTGCCGTCCTCGGCAACCGGTCCGAAAAGTGCTTCGTACTCATCGGCCGTGAGATGTTCCTCGGCCCAGTCAGACGCTTCTTCCGGATCGATCGGACGGAGTTCAATGCCCGGCTTGCTTTCGCCGCTCATTGAAAAACGTGCATACTGCGTTTGTGCGCCGCCTTGACCGATAAGAAAGAATTCGCCGCTTCGCTTCTGGTAGAGTTCTTCCTTCTCCCAGAAATCCGAGTTTTCCGGCTCGTTGGCTTCCCAGGTGCCGACTAATTTGGCGGTCTCTGTGTTGTAGCGCTTACCGCGGATTACTTTATTCATTGTTGGGTGCTCCTTTCGATTAGAAAATACTCTGATAGTCGTAAAAGTTCAGCGCTTCGGCGATCTTCTCGCGGTAATTCTCGCCTGCCTCGTAGGCGGTGATCTTACCGGCTTCGATTTGCTGCAAGGTTTGCAGCTGGATGCCTTGCACGTCTGCAAGCTGCTGCTGGGTTAAGCCTGCGGCTTCGCGGATATCTGCAACGGAGATTTTGCCTTTTGGCCATTTATCGCCGTGTGCCTTATCCATGACCTCGCCGACCTTGTAAATGTGGGCGCGTTCCGTGTGTCGGCCGCCGTCCTCGTTCGGGATGGAGAAAAAGATACCGGAATCAATCGCGGCATCGAATGCGGCTTCGAGGTTTTCGCCGTGCTCGCGCAGGCTGGCAGGCTTGCCGACAGTGACAGGCACTAAGCAAAGATTGCCGTCGTGCGCGTCGTAGTCGCCGTAGTATTCCATCCCCGTACTATGATAGCCGCCGAAATTGCAGCGGCCGTAATGCACACCTTCCGGTATCTCGATAAGGACACGCCGCAAGGCAATAGAGCCGCCGTAGGTGCTCCAACCAAGTCTACCGACCTGACGGTCGGATTCCACGCTGTCCTCGGTAACGACAAAAGCGTCATACTTTTTGACGGGATAGTTCGGCGTGGATTTTGCTTCGTCGAGGCGTTCGGCTGGCTCGCAGAACAGAGTGAGAGTTGCTAACATAATAATTACCTCCTGCTTTGTGTCTTATCTCTTTCTGTATTTTTATTATAGCAAACTTTTACACGAAAGTCAATACTTTTATGCGGAAGTTAATACTTTTGCGTAAAAGTATTTTTGATATGTTCCGCTAGTGCTGTGCGTCGTAAGCGGCGAGGGCGTTTACAAGTCCGGCTTCAAAGCGTCTTTCGTTCTCCTCGGTGGTCTTGCTCATGTCGTTCTCAAATCCACAGCACGCCTTGTAAAGCGGACAGCTTTCACAGTGGGCGAATGAGTACTTGTTGCAGAACTCAGTGCAGATGCGGCGCTCGATCTCGTAGGTGTAAGTCATGGTGTGTACCTCCAAATTAAAATTTATGGGTGCGGGCTTTAAGGGTGAACCCGCGAGAACCGTTATTCTTGTGCGTTGCGCTGATCTCTGATTTCTGCGCGTATCCGCTTGTACATCTCAATGCTTTCCTCGACTACCTCCCGCCGATCGGCGGTGGTGTTCGGGTCTTCCTGCTCCCTGATCAGATTACAGATAACTGTTGTCAGCGCCATTGTTACACAGAGGCTATCACCGCGGGTCAGTTCGAAATTCATCATTTTACTTTACCTCCTTGTAGATACAGCCAGTCCATACTTGGTTTGTCGTGCCGTTACAGCTTTTGTTGAGTTTGGCGCAGTTGATGCACATGGGGTTGAGCGTTGCGGCCATTGTAGTTACCTCCTTACTTAATGCAGTAGTGGCGAAGCTCGCTGTCCAGTGCGTCAGAATCGAGCCATTCATCGAAGCCTTCCGGGTAGCGCTTCTCGATCTCATCCATGCACCAGCCGCGAAGCATTACCTGTGCCATGTGGCTTTCTCTGTCGTACTTCTCGGTGCTTTCCCATGTAGCGAAAAGCTGATCATCGGTCAGGCTTGCGATTTTGGAGATTGCGATTTTCTCGGTTGCGGTCATATTGATTACTTCCTTTCGGTGTTCGTTTCCTTTACTGTGACTATAGTATAATATATTTGCGCAAGTATAGCAATGGGCAAAATAACTATATTTGCGCAAGTATATTTGTGGATTGTGTATATTTACACAAATATATATGAGGCGTATAATAGCTATCGTTAGGAGGTGCTGTTATATGTCATCCAGCAAGGCACAGCAGAAAGCAACAAATAAGTACATCAACAAGGCTTATGACCGGGTTAATTTGACCCTGCCGAAAGGCAAGAAAGAAGAAATCAAATCCCATGTAGAAGGCCGGAGAGAAAGCGTGAATGGCTTTATCGCCCGTGCGATTGATTGCCAGATGGAGCGAGACAAAGAGGAGGACAAAGCGTAGTGTATGATAGAGTAGATGCAAGCAGCGGCGAGAGCCTGTGCCGTACTATGGCAGAGGAATGCGATACCGCGATCTTAGCATTTTCCACAGGTAAGGACAGCATTGCAGCGTGGTTGCAGTTGAGGAAGTATTTCAAGCATGTAATCCCGTATTATTGTTACACTGTGCCGGGTCTGGAATTCGTCGAAAACAGCCTCGCATACTATGAGGATTTTTTCGGCACTCACATTTACAGACTGCCGCACAGATCACTGTACCGGCTGCTGCGAAATCTGGTCTTCCAATCGCCGGAGCATGTAACCAAGATCGAGGCGCTGGATTTGCCGGGCGAAGAATATGACGATGCCGAAATTGGCGAGATCATCCGCGAATGCAAGCGTCTGCCGGAATGCGTATACACTGCGACCGGCGTTAGAATGGCAGACAGCCCAATGCGGCGTATCGCCATGAAAACACATGGAGCGATCAACCACAATGCAAAGCGGTTCTATCCGGTGTTCGACTGGGTAAAGGCCGACCTGCTGCGCGAATTTGATGCAAGCGGTGTTCGGCTGCCGGTAGACTATAAGCTGTTCGGCAGAACGTTCGATGGTATTGATTATCGGTTCTTGAAGCCGATCAAGGAGAATTTCCCGCGAGACTATGAGAAGATTATCACATGGTTCCCGCTGGCAGAGTTGGAGTTATTCAGGAGGGGCGAACTGTAATGGGATATTGGAACGACGACGAAGTTAAGGAAACAAAAGACGATCACATTGAATTAGAGCAGCTCGAAAGCGAGTGCCTCGATGAACTGGGAGACGTAGAAAAGAGTTTCCGTGAGCGCATGGGCGCTGAGAACAAGCGATTCCGCGATATGTGCGACACTGAATATTGGTGTTGTATCTGCTTTACCAGCAGAGCGCAGAAAGAGGAATTTCTCGCATCCCTCGAATTCGACACTGACCTAAAGTATATCGAAGGCAAGGAATTCGCGCGGGCTGTCAAGCGTCCGATTAAGACCGAAGATATGAAGTTTGCGAGAATCGGCAAAGGCTCAAAAGAATATTTGAGCAAAATCATTGGTGAATAAATATAACGGAAAGGATTATCTGCGAAAGATAGTCCTTTTTGTATATTTGGAAGGAGGTGAAAAGTATGGGTGGTTATGGCAGTGGCAGACTTGCAAACCGTGGTCGTTCTGGCGGTGTGCGCCGTCGTAGCGTAGCGGTTGGCCGTCGTGCGGCTGGCGCTCGTGGCGCTCGCTCGTCCTCGACCTAAGCAAACACAACTCAACAGACAAAGCACCGAGACTTTCCCGGTGCTTTTCTATTGGGTGAAAGGAGGTTATGAAATGCCGAGAGGCAGACCGAAGAAAGTAATTGATCTTGAAGCCGTCGAAGAACTTGCCGCAGAGGGCAACACCCAAGCGGACATTGCGGACGCTCTGGACTTTGCGAGAGGAAACTTTCTGAATCGCAAGGATGTAAGGGCGGCTTATGTGCGCGGCGTGTCACAGATGCGCTTGCGTTTGAGACATTGGCAGGTACAGGCGGCTAAAGGTGGAAATATACAAATGCTGATCTGGTTAGGTAGGCAGTACCTCGGGCAGAGCGATACCCCTGCACCGATGGAAAGCGACAACGACAACGGCGTGCAGCCGCTCGTTGATATGCTGATGAAGCCTGTACCGGACAGAAACATTAAGGAGTTCGAAGATGGATAATATCCCAGCACCCTTTACAAAGAAGCAAGTGGATTACTTCTATCGTTCGCTTCATAGCTGGTTCAACGTGGCTGAGGGCGGAAAACGTGGCGGTAAGAACGTATTGCAAACAACGGCGTTTTGCGCTCGATTGGAAAAGCACCCGAACAGATTCCACCTCATTGCAGGCGTTTCTACTGCGTCGGCAATGCTTAATATCATCGACTGCGACGGTTACGGCATGATTAACTATTTCGGCAAGCAGAATTGCCGGGTAGGTAAGTACCAGAACCGAGACTGCATCTACGTCAAAACGCGGAACGGCGCTGAGAAGATCGTGCTTGTATCCGGCGGTCGTAAAGACGGCGACGAGAAGAACATCAAGGGCAACACTTACGGCCTTGCGTATATCACCGAGGCAAACGAGTGCCACCCTAAGTTTGTGCAGGAAGTCTTTGACCGTACCATGACGAGCGGCGACCGTGGTATTTATCACGATCTTAACCCGAAGGGCGAGAACCACCCGTACTACACGGACGTGCTCAACTTCCATATGGAGAAGCAGCGGGAGAACCCAAACTACGGTTTTAACTACGGACATTTCACCATTGCAGACAACCTTTCTGTTTCGGATGAACGCTTGAAAGAAATCCTTGCGACATACGACCGCAAGAGCATCTGGTATCAGCGTGATATCCTCGGTATGCGACGTGTTGCAGAGGGTCTGGTTTATCCTATGTTCTCGACCGAGCTGCACGTTACGGATGGTGAAGGTTCCGGCAATCGCTGGTTTGTGTCCTGTGACTACGGCACGATTAACCCGACCGTGTTCCAGCTTTGGCGGTTTGATGAAATGACCTGCAAATCAACTTGCGTGCGTGCGTATCGGCACGACAGCCGCAAGGAGAAGAAACAGAAAACAGATGAGGAATACTACGCCGATCTTGAAACGTTCGTTGGTGGTCAGTATATCGAGGCGATCATTATTGACCCCTCGGCTGCATCGTTCAAGGAAACAATCCGCAGACACGGTAAATTCCGTGTGCGTGACGCAGACAACAGCGTGCTTGACGGTATCCGACTGATGGGAACGCTGCTTGCTGCTGGTTATGCACAGTACAATGCAAGCTGTACCGGAGCAATCGACGAATTCGGCATGTATATGTGGGACGATAAATCCCCCGAAGATGCGGTTATCAAGGAGTTCGACCATGATATGGACGCATCACGCTATTACTTCCAGACGATAGTGCGCCGAGAGGTTAGAGCAAGGGGGCTTGTGAATGTTTGAACGGTTGAAGCAGTTAATAAAGGCGGTGAGGCAAGCAATGATTCCGGCAAACAAAATTGAAGAACTGACAGGGGCAACGGCGGTCTATGATTCCACGATGCAGTCAAACATTGACCTGTGGCGACGGATGTATATGGACGATGCCGAGTGGCTCGGTCAGCACGGCAACCGGAATGTTACGTCTTGTGGCCTGCCGTCGGCTATCTGCCGAGCAGTAGCACGCCCAACCACCATTGAAAGCACCATCACTGTTGATGGCGGCGCACGAGCAGAGTTCCTAAACGAAAGCCTGCGCGGTATGATTCCACACATGCGAATTGACGTTGAAAAGGGTCTCTCGGTCGGCGGTTTCTTCTACAAGCCGTTTGTATCAGAGAACCGTGTGCTTGTGGACTTTAACACAGTCGGCAGCGCGTACCCGGTCAGTGTTGACAGCAACGGCGAAATCACAGCGGCAGTGTTCGCGGATACCAAGCGAGAAAAGAACCGATACTATACCAAATTGGAGTACCACGAACTGAAAAGCGGCGTGTACACCATCAAGAACAAGGCGTTCAACTCCGACAAGAACGGCAGTATCGGCTCGGAAGTACCGCTGAATACTGTAGAGGACTGGGCACAGATTGCACCGGAAACGACGATTCAGAACGTAGAACGTCCGCTTTTCGGTTTTTTCAAAGTGCCGATTGCAAACAACATCGAGCCGGAAAGCCCGCTCGGTGTGTCGCTTTACAGCGGCGCAGCAGTTGACCTCATCCGGCAGGCTGACCAGCAGTGGGAACGGCTCATGTGGGAATATGAAAGCGGCGAACGCCGTATCCTGATGAGTGATTCTGCGATTCCACAGCGCGTTGTAGATGAGCACGGACTATCGCACACGAACCCGCTGCTCCGTGACCGTCTGTTCCGCCGGATGCCGTTTGAAAACGTAGACTTCTATCAGGAGTTTTCGCCGGAATTCCGCAACGATGCGCTATACAAGGGCTTCCAAGACACCTTGAAGATGATCGAGCTGAACTGCGGCTTGTCTTTCGGAACGCTGTCTGACCCGCAGACGGTAAACGCAACCGCAACCGAGATCGTATCCAGTAAACAGACAATGTACGTCACCGTGAGGGATACGCAGGCGGCACTTGAACACGCTCTGAACGGCCTGCTGTACGGCATGGACGTTTACGCCACGCTTTACGGTCTTGCGCCTGCTGGTGATTGGGACTTGCAGTGCGATTGGGGCGACGGCGTTGTGCAGGACACCGAGAGCAAGCAGAAAGAACTTGCGGATATGCGCAATGACGTTTCTGCCGGTCTTATTCGAGGTGAACTGTACATTGCAAAGAAGTATGGCGTAACCGAGGAAGAAGCGCGGGCAATGATGCCGAACGCGGAAAAGCTAACAGATGATGAAGAATAATCAAACTGTTAGCAAATCGACTTTGATAATCGCATATCCCACTTTGATAAAGTGAATCCAGCGCCGCAAGGCGCTTTTTTCATGCCCGCAACGGCATTAAACTACGGAAATTGGCTATCCTGCAAGCCTAAAAGTGCAGGCAGATCGGTGACGGAGACCACCTAAAACGCCTAATCTGAAAGGAGTACACACATGAAGAAAGAAGAACTGTTAGAAATCGGTCTGACTGACGAACAGGCAGATAAGGTTTTTGCACTGAACGGCAAGGATGTTGAGAAATACAAGTCACAGGCGGCAGAAGCCAAGAAAGACGTTACCGACCTGCGCGACCAGCTCACCCAGCGCGACAAGGACATTGAGGACTTGAAGAAGAATGCGGGCGACGCGGACGACTTGAAGACCAAGCTCGACACCCTGCAGAAGAAGTACGACACCGACACCGCAGAATTCCAGAGCAAGCTCGATGCCCGCGATTATGCGGACGCAGTACGCGCCGGTATCGCCGCAAAGGGTATTAAGTTTACCTCCAAGGCGGCAGAAAAGGCATTTATCGCTGACCTGACCGCAAACAAACTGGAAATGAAGGACGGCACGCTGACCGGCTTTGACGATTACTGCAAGAAGCAGCAGGAATCTGACCCGGCGGCATTTCAGAGCGAAAAACCCGCTCCGACGTTTGCAAATCCGATTCAGAATCCCGCACCGCATACGGTAAGTGCTGCCGGTCTGGCTGCGCAGCGGTATTCCGCACAGTTCGCACCCAAGGGAAAGGAGTAAATAACCTATGGGCACTTATGTAAACAAAGTTGACGGTGCACGCAAGCCGTCTATCCTCGCAAGCGAAGTTGGCCTGATCACCAAGACCCGCCTCATCCCCGCAACCCTCGGCACCGCTGATGGCAATCGAAAGGTTGTTAAGCAGGGCACTATCTTCCCACTGAACGACAACACCGCAGAGGGCATTGTGTTTGAGGATGTGGACGTAACCAACGGCGACCGTGTAGCTGCTGTTATTGTTGCTGGCCGTGTATATGCAAACCGCCTGCCCGCAGCACCCAGCGCGGACGATAGCTCCAAGGCTGGCGCAAAGTCCACCCTCGAAAAGAGCGGCGTTGTTTTTGTTAACGCGCCGGAAACCACCAGAGCGTAAAGGAGTAATAACCTATGGAATTTGTAGAACTGCTGAAAGAAGCTGAACTGCTGGACTTCGGCCAGAATTTCAACATTGCACGCCCGGAGCTGTCCGGTGACCGTCTGTTCCCCGACCAGAAGACCCAGAATATCACTGCAAAGTACCTCGCAATGTCTGACAGTGCATACCTGCCGACCATGGCAACCGTGCATGCGCTCGACGCAGAGGCACAGATCGGCTCCCGCCCGACTGCAAGCATTGTAACCGTTGAGAAGCTGCTCATCAAGCGCAAGATCAACCTTTCTGAGCGTGTCCGCCTGCTCCGCAACCACGGCGTAAGCACCAACAACGAGATTCTCGACTATATCTTTGACGATATGGCACGTCTGGCTGAGGGTGTAAAGACCCGTACCGAGGTTGCAAAGCAGGAGCTGCTTGCAACCGGCAAGATGACCATCAACGAGAACCACGTCAACACCACTATTGACTTCGGCGTTCCGACCGACCATACGAACAAGGCTTTCGATTGGTCTACCGAGGCAAAGGCAAAGACCATCCTCGACGATATTCAGGGCGTGCGCGACGCTGCTATTGCAACCGGCCGTGTACTGCGTGAGATCGTCGCCAGCTCTGCTGTTCTCAGCCTGCTTGCTAAGAGCGCTGTTATCCAGAACGCGCTTTTCGGCTCTGCTTTCGCTGGTCGTCTGGCAACTCAGGACGAGATTACGAGCCTGTTCTCTCGTCTGTTCGGCATTGAGCGAATCACTGTAAACGATCAGGTTTACAACTACGAAAAGGCAGACGGCACGCTGACCACTCAGCGCTACTTCCCGAAGAACAAGATTGCGTTCCTCGCAACCATGGCAAACGGTTCGTTCGGTGCCGGTCTGTGGGGTGTAACTCCGGAAGAGGAAGCACAGGGCGCATTTACTGCTGCATCGCAGAACCAGTACGTCACCATGACCCAGTGGCAGACCCCCGACCCGGTTGCAATCTGGACTAAGGCATCCGGTATGTTTATCCCGGTTCTGCCCGACCCGAACGGCCTGTACATTGCAACTGTAACCCTGCCGTCGTAAAGAAAGGAGCAATCCGCCGTGTACGCAAACTATGACTTTTACCGCACCTGTTACAAGGGTAATCTGATTGATGAGAAGGATTACGACCGCGTAGCAGGGAGAGCGGCGGATATTATCTCTTGCGCAACGCTCGGACGCTCTGACGGCGTTCTGAGCGACGCTGTAATGCACCGAGTAAAACGCCTTAGCTGTGCGCTGGCAGAAGTCATGCACAATCAGGAAACCGCAGAAACCGCCGTCTTTTCTACGGACGGCGGCGCGGTATCCTCTGAGAGTGTCGGCTCGTGGTCTCGCAGTTACGGCGCTAACTCTGCTATTGCTGCACAGGTGCAGAGCATTGAAGATCGGCAAAAACGACTTATCGCACAGTATTTGTGCGGTACTGGCTTACTCTATGGCGGTATCGGCTGATGAAGTATCCTATTACTCCGGAATACCTTGAAAATGCGCCTAAACCGCTTGTAAAAGCAATCCTTGCAATGGAAGATGACCTGTTGCGTGAGATTTGCTCTCGCTTCAAGCTGACCGGCGAACTGAACGAGGTAACGATCAACGACATACGCACGCTGAAAGCATACGGTCTAGACATGGATACCATCGAACGTCGTATCGCAAATCATACCAAGGCCAGCACGGAGGAAGTGCAGGATGCGCTTGACCGCGTTGTAAAACTGAACCGTGAGTATTACGGCGAGCTGTCCGACCAGGCAGGTATTACAATGCCACTTGAAATCGTGACGGCACGAGAAATTGAACTGATTCGCAAGCAAATGCTCGATGAGTACCGCAACATTACCCGTTCTTTGGGTTTTGCTGTGCAGACGAACGGCGAAATCGTGTTCCGTCCTATCGCTAAAGCCTATCAGGCTGTGCTTGATAAGGCAGAAATGAAAGTGTACTCCGGCGGCTTTACGGTGCAGCAGGCACTTGAAGATGCTGTACGGGAACTGGCTGACAGCGGTATTCGCACGGTTGATTATGCGTCCGGCTGGATGAACCATGCTGACGTTGCGGCGCGGCGCGCTATTGTAACCGGTCTGAATCAGGTTACATCCAAGTATGCCGAAGAAGCGGCTGAGGTGTTGGAAACCGACTTATACGAAGTGACCGCCCATCGTGGAGCACGCGATAAGGACAAACCGCACGTCTGGTCAAACCATAAGCGCTGGCAAGGCAAGGTATACGCCATGAAAGACGGCGGTAAGTATCCGAATATCTACAAGGTTTGTGGATTGGGACAGGTTGACGGTCTGGAGGGCGCTAACTGTAGACACCACCGGCATCCGTTTTTGGAGGGCGTTTCTGAGCGCGTCTATACGGACGATGAACTAAAGAACATCGACCCGCCGCCGTTTGAGTATCAGGGCAAGACTTACACCGCCTACGAAGCGACGCAGATGCAGCGAAAGTTGGAAACAGCTATGCGGAAGCAGACACGGCGCAGAATGGCGTTTGAAGCTGCCGGTGATACCGAGCAAGCCAACAATGCAAAGATACGTCTGCAAGCGTTACGGCGCGAATACAAGGCGTTTTCCGAAGCGGCAGAATTGCCGACACAGTTTGAAAGGGCAAAGGTGACAGCATGAAATTACCGCACACTGTGACGATTTTTCAGCCGTCCGGCCGAACAGTGCTTACAGGCGTGTTGATTGAAAGCACCAGAGGCACAGCGGCAACGAAAACTGCACTCAACAGCGCGGATTCCGTCACGCTGCATATCCCTCTGCCGTGCGAACTCACGCTATCATCTGAAAAGGACTACTTCGCCCGTGGTGATGTGCCGGATGAGGGAAGCTACCAAAAATGCCGTGAGAAGCACGAGACATACCGGGTGACAAGCGTTTCGCGCTATGACTACGGTCTGTTGCAGCATTTGGAGGTGGGCGGACGATGATTTACTATTCTCTGAATCTGAAAGTGCCGAAAAACGTACTGGAAGATCGCGTTGCAAAGGCTAACAAGTGGCTTTGTGAGGAAATCATCAAGGACACCGATCAGTTTGTTCCCGCGCGAACCGGAGCACTGGCAATGAATGTGCACCGGCAGGGGAATACCATCGTGTACGCCTCTCCCTATGCACGATTCCAGTATTACGGCAAGGTGATGATTGAACCGGCAACCGGCAGTACGTTTGCACCCAAGGGCACGCGCAAGGCGTTGACAGACCGGAACCTCAAATACAGCAAGGGGATGCACAAGAATGCGCGTCCTCACTGGTTTGAGGCAAGCAAGGCGTTGAATGAAACACGCTGGATGGAAGGAGTGCGCAAGATTTTGACCGATGAGTGAGAAATTGAACACGGTAACAGCTCGTGAACAAGACGGTGTTTCACGGGCTGTTCTTTTATGGCTGAAAGGCTATGCTCCCGAAATCGAGTTTGAATATCTCCCGCCGGAACGGTCAGGCATGATGCTTACCAGTGTACAGAGCGCGTATAAAACCGCACAGTACATTGACGGCGGATATGCTGCACAGTACCCGTTCGGCGTGATGTATCGCGCCCTGCCGACCGACAGCGAGGAACGTCTCGACGTTGAATCCTTACTGAATGAGCTGGGAGCATGGGCGGAAGAAAACCCGCCTGATCTCGGCGAGGGAATGACCGTCACATCTGTTGAGCGAACGACCCCTGCGGGGCTTATCGCTCGATATGAAGATTTAACCGAGGATTACCAAATCCTCTTAACCATTAACTATGAAGTTGAGGTGTAAAAATGGCAACTGAAAAGATTAAACGTCCTCTGATTGCACACTTTCTGGATACGTCCGACAAGATGGGCGAGTATTCGGATGCAAAGTGGGCACGAATCGGCAAGAATGTAACCGAAGCATCTACGGACTACGGTGCACAGACCGAGACCGAGCAGGACATTATCTCTGATTCTGCAACTACTGAGATTACCGGCTATCAGCCGACCATGAGCGTTTCCCAGCAGTGCACCAAGGGCGACAATGTGTTTGAGTTTATCGACAAGAAGCGTCGCGCTCGTGCTACTCTGGCAGATTCTCACGCATGGCTGCTGAACGTGGACATGTGGAATGCTACCAGTGACAGCGACACTGCAACCTACGTTGCAGAAGTACAGGAAGTATCTGTACAGGTTGATACCTACGGCGGCGCAGGCGGCGAATCTCCGACGCTGGAATATACGCTGAACTATGTAGGCGACCCGATTCCGGGCACTGTTAAGATCACCGGCGGCGCACCGGTATTCACTGCGAACGTATCCGTATAAGGAGGTAACGAGGAATGGATAGTATCCGCGTAAACAGCGGCGTAAAGGTTATTGAAGTCAACGACAAGGGAGAGACGATCTCCCTTCCGCTGTCTGATGATAGCTTTGTCAAAGGCTTTTTCGACCTGCTGAATGAAATCAAAGACAAGGCAACGGCTATTTCTGAGAAGAAAGGCGACGTTCTGGACACTCTGGACGATATCGTGGCGTTTGACAAAGACGTTAGGGACAAAATCGACGCGCTGATTGGCGAAAATACTTGCGCGAAGGTGTTTGGTGCGGTGCTTCCGTCCTCCGACCAGTTCCTTGATTTCTTCGCACAGCTTACCCCCATCATTGACAGCCACGTTGAGAAGCGTGCAGCAAACATGAGCAAGTACAGCGCGGAGCGTGTCGGCAGTGTTTAACATGCTGCTCGACCGCCTGCCAAGCTCTTACAAGGGGTATCTAATTCGCACGGATTACAGAATCGGCATTCAGATTTCCCTTGCACTGGACGACCCGAATTTAAGCGATAATGACCGTGTATGGGTGGCATTATCCTTGCTTTATGGAGCAGGGATGCCACCCATTGACATTGCACTGGAAGGTTTGCAGTGGTTTGTTCGCTGTGGCGACGATAGAGAGATTGAACCCGGCGGTAAACGCATGATGTGGTTCGATTTCGATTCTGCACGGTTGTACGCATCGTTCCGGCAGACGTTCGGCATTGAGCTGCACAAGGTCAATCTGCACTGGTTTGAGTTTATGGCAATGATGGAAAGCCTTAACGAAGATTCGGCAATGTCTCATGCCCTGCAAATCAGAGGCACGGACACAAGCAAAATGAAGGGAAAACAGAAACAGGAATACGAACGTCTCAAACGTAATTTAACCCCTGCACCCGCACTTTCCGAAGAGGAAAAGGAAGCTATTGACGCTTTCTGGGCGCAGATCAATTAGAAAGGCGGTGAATAAATGGCGGATGGCTCTATCAGAATCGACGCTACTGTAAGCGACGAACAAGCGAAAAAGCAGATTGCACAAATGACGAAAGACATTGAAAAGCAATCAGCCGCCGTAGATAAACAAGCCGCAAAGGTACATAAACTTGCTGAACAGTGGAACAAGGTAGCCGCTGGCGGCACGAAGGGCATTAAAATGCAAGCCGACCTTGCAGCAACGGAGAAAGAAGCCGCACGTCTGGCTGCTCGGTTGGATGAAGTAAACGCTGAGATTGAAAAGGCTCAGAGCGATTACAACACCAAACTGAAACAGGCGGCAACGGGCGCAATCCCACAGGAGGAATTCTCGGAATCGGCGCAAAAGCTGAATTCGCTTGTTGCTGAATCGGATAAATTGGGCGAAGCTCTGCGAAACGCAGATGATAAAGCGGCACAACTGAAACAACAGCTTGCCGAGATCAAGCAATCGTCCACGATGAGCGGCGCCGGTCAGAATGTACGGCAAAGCCTTGACAATGAGACGACGCAGTTAGGCAACATGAAGGCCGGGCTGAAACAGTCCAAATCGGAAATGAATGACTTCGTAAGTCAGACAAATTCCAAAATGGCTAAGCTGAAACGAGTTGTTGCGGGTTTAGGCGCTGGCTTGAAAACGTCTGTCGGCAGTCTGCAAAATTCGCTCGGCGGCAAATTGGGCGCAGCGATTGACAAGCTCAAAGCCAAATTCTCCAATTTCGGACGTTCCAGCCAAAAGTCCATGAAGAAAGCAACGGGCGGCGTGCAGTCGTTCGGTGTGCGTCTGCGATCTATCGTTGCGGGCGCGTTGTTCTTCAACTTGATTTCCAAAGCGCTTACGGCAATGGCTGACCGTTTGGGCAAGGCTCTGCTTGCAAACCAAACGTTTGCAAAGTCGTTTGGACAGGTGAAAAGTAACCTGCTGACGGCGTTTCAGCCTATCTATGAATCTATCATCCCGTGGCTGAATAAGTTGATGCAGGCTCTTGCACAGGTAACGGCGCAGATGGCGCAGTTTATCGCGTCTGTGTTCGGTACGACCGCACAGCAGGCGCAGGAAAATGCAAAGGAACTGAACAAGCAAACGGATGCACTGGATTCCACGGCATCGTCTGCGAAGAAAGCTGAAAAGGCTCTTGCATCGTTCGATACAGTCCAGAAATTAACCAATAACAGCAATAACACGACCGACCCGAGCGCACCTAAGTTTGATACGGATTATTCCGCAGTAAAAAATCAGACACCGCAATGGCTCACGGACTTCTGGAAAGTATTTCAGGATTCGTGGGCGCAGTACGGACAGCAGACCATTGAAAGCGCAAAGAACGCTCTTTCTGCGCTGAAAGACATGGTTTCCGCTATCGGTCAAGCATTTATGTCGGTCTGGACGAACGGCACAGGTCTTGAACTGCTGAACAATATTCAACTGCTGCTGCAAACCATCTTCAACCTGATTACCGCCATTGCAACGGCATTTACCAATGCGTGGAACACGAACAACACAGGCGAACAGATGTTGCAAGCAATCATGAACTTACTGAACACGATCATTCAGATTATCACATCTATTGGTCAGGCGTTCATTGCGGCATGGAACGATGGTAACGCTGGACAAATCATGCTGCAGGCTATCATGACAGCGATTACGAATGTTGTTAGCTTTGTAAATTCCATCGGTCAGGCGTTCGTTGTTGCTTGGAATCAAGCCGGTTTGGGCGAAAGCATTATGGGACACATCATTTCTATCATCACGAACATTGCAAACGCAATCGGAAACATCGCACAGAGATTGCAGGAAGCGTGGGAGAAGAACAATAATGGCGTGCAAATTTGGGAAGCAATTCTCGGCATTGTTGATTCTATCCTCGGATTTATTGACCGAATCACGGAAGCTACTGCACAATGGGCGGCACATCTTAACTTTGAGCCGCTTATGGAATCTATCAAGAATATCCTGCAAGCAATCAAGAATCTTGTTGACACCATCGGAACAGTGCTCGGAAACGTGTATCAAAGCGTTGTCCTACCGTTCTTGGGCTGGGTGATTGAAACCGCATTGCCTGGATTGATTAACCTGCTTGCCGCTGTGATTCAGTTCCTTTCGGAGCACCAGAATCTGCTTGTAGTTCTTACGGGCTTGGTTGTTGGCTTTATAGCGGCATTTAAGTTGATTGCAATTATACAGCAACTGGTCAAGATGGCTTCTACGATTAAGGACGTTATTGCGCTGTTTACGGCAAATCCAATTCTCGTTGCTGTTGTTGCAATCGTTGCTGCATTGGCTCTCGTCATTGCCAACTGGGACAAGATTAAAGAAGTAGCAGGAAATGTTTGCGATTGGATTGTAGAGAAAATTCAAGCTATCATCCAAACGATTAAAGACGCTATTCAGGCAGTTAAGGACTTTTTCTCTGCCATTGGCAACAAGGTTTCAAGCGGAATCTCGTCTTTCTTTGGTGGCGGAACGAGTGCATATGCGTTGCCTGTGTCTGTGCCTGTTGCGCCTTATTCGCTTGACATTCCTGCCCTAGCAAACGGCGCGATTATCAGTCCGAACAGTGAATTTCTCGCTCTGCTGGGCGATCAGAAAAGCGGCGTGAACATCGAAACCCCGCTGTCTACCATGATTGATGCGTTTAACGCGGCACTGGATGCACGCGGCGGCACGGGCAACAGCAGTCAACCTATCGAGCTTTACATCGACGGCGCGAAGTTTGCACGCATTACCGGCCCGTACAACAGCGGCGAAACACGGCGGCGCGGCGTAAGTCTTGTAACAGGAGGTGCATAAATGGAACTTACCGTAGACGGAAAGAAGTACAACGTCCTTGTTACAAGCCTTACCCGCAAATTTCAAGTGCTCGACGGCGAGAACGCAGAAAGAACACTCAGCGGCACAATGATTCGTGACATCATCGGTACGTTTTACAACTACGAGATTACGATTCTTCCCGCAGTTGGCAAGTACGGCGACTACGATGCGCTGTACGAGGTTCTGAGTGCACCGCAGGACAGTCACAGAATTGTTGTTCCGTATGCACAGAGCACGCTTACGTTTAACGCATATGTTACTGCCGGACAAGACAATCTCATTCGCAAGAAACCCGGAGAAGCATACTGGACGGGGCTTTCCGTTCAGTTTATCGCAATGGCACCGCAAAGGACGTGACACATGAGGAATATCAAGAAAATTGTTTGCGGAAATTCCGCATTCACTGACGCGGAAATTGTGTCGGGAAATATATATCATGCTGCATCGCTGCCCTTGCAAGAGTTAGAAATAGACACGTTTGTGTTTTCTGTCCGTTCTGATTCATTAAAAGAAACTGACTTTTCGGTAGGAGAAAAAGTCCAGTTCTTTGAAAACGATGAGTTGATTGTAACCATGTATCTATCACAGATTGAACGAGTTGCGACCAACAAATTTAATTTTTCGTGCATTAACGCCATTGGTATTTTGGATAATCAAAAGCATTTTGGCGGCATGTACAACGGAAATACATTTTCTGATGTATTAGCGGACGTGATGGGCAATGCGGAATATACTTTGGAATCCGCGCTTGGTAACATTACAATCTATGGATGGCTTCCGATATCAACGCGACGAGACAATCTCAATCAACTGCTGTTTGCTGTGGGAGCAAATATAATTTCTGAAACCAACGGTACTCTCCGTGTGTTTGTCTTATCTTCTGACATTACGAATATTGCAGCGGATAGAGTGTTTCGAGGCGGCAGCGTTAAAGCTGTTAGCCCTGCAACCGAAATAGACGTAACCGAGCATGCCTATGCTGCGCTCACAACGGATGAACAAGTAACGCTCTTTACTGGATCAAGTTCAAACGGAGAACTTGTTACCTTTGACAACCCGATGCACGATTTGGCCGTAGATGGCACGTTCGAAATTATTGCATCTAATGCAAACTATGCAATTATTGGCGCAGGAGCGGGAACGCTTACAGGGAAAAAATATACACACACAGCGAAACTATACCGCCTACAAAATAATGCACGGAGCAATGCATCTGATTCGACTAAAACCGTAAAGGATGCAACCTTGGTAAACGCCATTAACTCGCCATCTATCGCAGAACGTTTGATGAATTATTATGGCTTAAAAACACAAGTTCAAAGCGATATCTTGTATGCGGGAGAAAGCGTGGGTCAAAAAATATCGTTTACAACTCCGTTTATGGAAGTCGATACAGGCTTTATTGAAACTGTAGATGTTGCAATCAGCCAGATCATGCGAGCAACACTGCGTGTTGCTATTGGATTTCAACCAGTAAAGCCGGGAAACTATTACGAAAATGTTATCGTTATTTCTCAATCTACGACTTTTGCCGTCCCTGAAAATTGTAGCAAAATTCGTGTTGTTATGATTGGACATGGATCTAATGGCACGGATGGTAGATCGGGGCAGGATGCGCCGAGCAGCTCTTTTTATTCCAACAGCCTTGCTTTAGGCGGCCACGGCGGTAGCGGCGGCGCTGCGGGAAGTGGCGGCAACGGAGGTGCAATTCTCGAAAGTACAGTTACGGTTTCACCCGGTCAGGAATTTGCGGTATCTATTTCAGATGAAGCATCAACGTTTGGTTCGCTTTCGTCTGTGGATGGCGTAGAACAAGATTCCGGATTTATTGAGCTGTTTTCGGGAAACGTGTACGGCGCGAAAGGGCAAGATGGCTACGCTGGTGCGGACGGAGGCGACGGCGGCGGCTGGTTCAACGAAACCAATCCGGATACGGGCCAAAATGGGTACGAACACGAGGCTTATGCAGGCGGAAATGTTCTTGAATTTATGGGTGGTATAGGCGGCACGTCGTTAGTTGAAGATCGTTCCAACCGTGGTTATGATGAGTTGGTTTCTCGTGGTTCCGGAGGCGGTGGCGCTGCTTATGGCGCAAACGGTTCTCCGGGCAACGATGGCATAATTCGCGATCCGGGTGATAAATATGCCAGAGCAAGAATTGTGGTTGGCGGCGCAGGAGCAAACGCAAAGCCACCGACACAGCCAACTTTGTTTGGCTGCGGTGGCTATGGAGGTCACGGCGGTGGCGGTGGCGGTGGCTGGGGCGGCGCAGAAAAAGATTCGAGCGATACAGCGAGCATTGGAGCAAAAGATAGCACCGTATACTGGAATCCCGCACGCGGAGGCACCGGTTCGGCTGGTTCTGCTGGCGTTTCAGGCTGCGTTATTGTCTACTATTAACGGAAGGAGGTTGATTCTTTTATGGCAGATACCTATTATACGAGCGGTGAGGATACCGACAATACGGTTGATAAAATAAACGACCTCTCAGCCGGAAACGATGCACTCAAAGCGGCATTAGACGCACTGACTGCGCGTGTCGCGGCATTGGAGGGCAAGAACACATGATCTATTTCAAAAACTGGGAGCTGACCGCAGATTGTGAAGTGCTTGCCCGCCAGCATGATAATCTGACGCGCTCCATCACAGTTACAGGTGATCTCCCGCCTGACTGGACGTGGGAAATGTATGTGTCAGCAGGTGGGAACATGGATATCCTGCCGATGCAGCAGGACGAAACCGGAATCTCGGTGTTGCTGACCGCGCAGAACCTTCCCGTTGCAGGTGAATATGCTTTTGAGCTGCACGGCACGCAAGGCGAGAAAACGCGCAGTACAAACAGCATCCATGTATACATCCCGCCTACGATGAGCGGTGACGCACACTGGCCGGAAATTCCGACAGCGTTTACCGAACTTGAAAAGCGAATGCAAGCACTTGCCAACACTTACCCGACAATTGGCAATAATGGCAACTGGGTAATTGCGGGCAAGGACACGGGCGTAAGCGCGAAGGGCTTAACTCCGTTCATCGGAGACAACGGCAACTGGTGGATTGGCGAAGAAGATACCGGTGTGCCCGCATCGGGCGGCGGGCATGGAAACGTGTTTTCAAATGATGTTTCCGCTATTCGCGTTTTAACCCGTGCAGAGTATGACGCAATCGAAAAGCACGATGAAACTGTGCTTTATCTGATAACGGGGTGACGGAATGTATATCGGAGACAAAAGCATTATCGCGTATTTCTTAGGAAAGATGGGAATTTACGAGGCGTATTTGGGCGATGAATTGCTCTATCGCCGCAAGAGTTCCTATCTTTACCTTGAATTAAACACAAAAGGAGTGTAAAACATGGCATCTTTCTTTAACTTAACACTGGACACGACCGCTCCTGCCGGGCTTACCCTCAAACTGAACAACGGTGCTGCTTATGCAACCAGTACGGCAGTAACGGCTACGATCGGTCTGACGGACAGCGAAACGACCGGCTACCAGATGAAGATTTGGGGCGTAGCAGGTGCAGCAACGGAAGCCGAAGCTGCATGGGCAACGTTTGTAAAGTCTAAGGCGATCACGCTGACCACTGGCGACGGCCAGAAAACCGTATCTATTAAGGTGCGAGACGACGTAGGCAACGAAACCGCAACTGTTACCGCGAAGATCACGCTCGATACCGCTGTTCCGGTTGTGACGATTACCGGCCCGGACAAGAGCAAGATTTCTAAGGTGGCAACCTTCAACGTATCTGCGTTCTCGTTCTCTGCAAACGTGGACTTCGAGGAATACAAGATCAAGGTTGTTCCGAGCGAATCCAGCCTTGAAAATGCCGGTACGCAGATTCCGGTTACTGCCGGTTCTACCAACACCAGCGGCACTGCAGGTGGCTACAAGGCCGACACTGCAATCAATGTCACTATCAACGGCGCAGACCTCGAAACTGCATCCGCTGGCGACGGCGTGAAGATCGTCAAGGTGTTCGTAAAGAACGCCGCCGGTACTTGGAGCGTGGCGTAAATGGCAGCTCCGAATCTGACTTTTTCCATCACGGGAGAGAGGATTTCGGCGGTTTCTGGCTTCGACAAAGTTATTGTTGCATTTCAGTCGGACATTCCGTACAAGGCATTTGAATGTCGCGCGACAAAGTCCGGCGAGGAATGGGGCAGAGGGAGAGGGACGCTCATTGCGTCCTTCTCTCAGACCCCTGCCGCAACACAACGACAGTTCGAGGTCTATGACGATTTCTTGCTTTCCGGTGATGGCACTTACCGCATTTCACTCTACGCACAGGGTATGGACGGCAGTTGGAACGACAACTGGGGCTTTATCCCGTCTGACAGCAACGAAACCATGCTGGATGCAGACGGAAACGAATTTCTTTGCATGAAGGAGTGATGGCATGGCTTACAATTCCTCACATACCGGCGCACAGATTGATTCTGCGGTCGGTAAAGTAATTGAAAAGTCGGGAACATGGGATAACAAGCAGGACAAAATAAAGGGCAAGAAAGGGCAGTATGCAGGTTTTACAGAAGACAATGTGCTCGGCGCTGTAAATGCTCCGAGTTCTGGCGGTGGTTCAATCATCACCATCACGTTTGCAAGCGATTTTGTCGGTCAGACG